GCGTCACTGGCGAAGGTGTTACTGGTGAAGGCGTCACTGGCGAAGGTGTTACTGGTGAAGGCGTCACTGGTGAAGGCGTCACCGGCGAAGGCGTCACCGGTGAAGGCGTCACCGGCGAAGGTGTTACTGGTGAAGGCGTTACGGGCGCAGGCGTTTTTGTTGCAGACGGCGTAATACTTGGAGTAGTAGTAATACTTGGCGTAATAGATGGTGTAATAGAAGGCGTTCTAGTAATACTTGGTGTTCTAGTAATAGACGGCGTAGTGGTAATACTTGGAGTAATACTTGGTGTTCTAGTAATAGACGGCGTAGTGGTAATACTTGGAGTAATACTTGGTGTTCTAGTAATAGAAGGCGTAGCGGTAATACTTGGCGTTCTAGTAATAGAAGGTGTAGTGGTAATAGACGGCGTTGTCGTAATACTTGGCGTAATACTTGGCGTAGTTGTTATTGATGGAGTTACTGTAGTACTTGGTGTTTTAGTAATTGAAGGGGTAGCAGTGACACTCGGTGTTACTGATGGCGTTACTACTCCTTGTGTACACGGCCAACACGTTCCGAGAGTAAGTGCTTCAGCAACTGCTGTACATCCACCACCAGTAGGATCTGGATAATTATTACAGCTTGGAACTGTAGTACACTCACAAAATACATAATTAATTGTGGTAGCAGAAGGTGTTACCGATGGAGTTGGTGTATTAGTTGGTGTCGTAGTTACCGATGGGGTTGTTGTTATTGAGGGCGTTACCGTTGGGGTAACAGTTCTAGTAGTTGTTATCGACGGCGTTATTGATGGAGTTGCTGTTATTGATGGAGTTGCTGTTATTGATGGTGTAGTTGTTATAGAAGGTGTAAGAGTAGGCGTTGGTGTTACAGATTGATTTGTTGTTTGTGTTATTGATGGAGTTACTGTTCTAGTTGGAGTTATAGACGGTGTTGTGGTAATAGATGGTGTTGTGGTAATAGATGGTGTTCGTGTTAAACTTGGTGTAACAGTTATTGACGGTGTAATTGAAGGTGTAGATGTTATAGTTGGAGTAACCGTTATTGACGGTGTTGTTGTGATAGAAGGTGTTACTGTCACAGACGGTGTAATAGATGGTGTTCTAGTAATACTAGGCGTAGTAGTAACAGAAGGTGTGGTCGTAATAGACGGCGTAGTTGTGATACTCGGTGTTCTAGTGATAGAAGGCGTTCTGGTAACTGATGGTGTAGTTGTTATAGAAGGTGTTACAGTTACACTTGGGGTAACCGACGGCGTAGTTGTTACTGACGGTGTTACTGTCATCGTCGGGGTAGCTGTCGGTGTTTTTGTTGGGGTTATGGATGGAGAGGGAATTGGATAACATAAAAAATAATTTTCTCTACCAGAATGCGGCGGTACTGATGGGTATGTGTCATAGGCATCCGTGACCGTAGTTAACGCATTATAATAACCAGGCGGACAACTTGTAGCTTGAATTCCAGGAGTACCTTTTGGTCCTATAACACCAACCAACGCACGTGCTGCTACAACAGATGGATTGTTTACTAATGCGTAAGCAGAACTAGCTGTTTGTGCGAAGGAACCCGTAGAAGGAATACCGAATGGAAAAAATACAGCCACAAAATTCTCCTAATTATGTTGGAACAACAATTAACGTTGGTGAAGCATCTACTTCTTTATACGGGTCACCAGGCAAACCTAGTAAATTTTCAGCGTAAGCGGCAAGTGCCGCGGTGGTAGGTGTATTTGCCGATGCAATAGTTACACTTGCCGAAACTGCGAAAGAAGTACTAATTGGTAATCCTAATGGTATAAATTGTATACTCATATGCCGACTCTAGTTAAAATTGCAAACTTCTTTTAACGAAGGATTTGCTCTTAACTGTAAATACTGTTCATAGGTTATTTTACAAATTCCAGGAACTCCAAGATCGCCTTTTGATCCAGAAGTACCCGACTCTGCGAAAGAAGCTGTAAATACGTACATCAAGTATTGTGCATTATTTGCGTAAGACGAAGATAAGGCAAATGATGAGGTGTATAAACTTCCAGAAGCGTATGGATAAAAAGCTGAGCTAGTAGTCATAGTTTAATCTTCTAGTGAAAATACATGTAAGTTTACAGTTGGAGTTATAGGAGAACCCGAAGATGATACGTTCTGCATATAATAATAAACAGAATTTATTCCTTCCATTTTTGTTGGATCTGTGATTAATTCCGATAAGTCGTTTCCCATATTTTGTAAATTAGCTCCTATGATTTTAGGAGTAAAATAAACTATATTACTTCCAGAGATAACAGTATCTATTATTAATCCAATTGATTCCGATGGTTCAGTTGCAAATAATCTATTTCTTTCACTAACATTATATATACTACCGCTATTATTATACATTCTAAATCTAACCATGTGGCTAGAGTTTGCTAATGAAGCACTTACCATTATATAAGTTTTTGGTACAGTTGGTGACGTAATACTGGTAAATGTACCACTTGCATACGCTAACGCCGCAATAGTCGAAGAAGGTGTTATTTGTATTAATCTACGATTATTTTCTGTGTACGATGTATTAATCGCAGGAGTTATAGATGTATCTTCTATTAAAAGCCTATTAATTTTAAAGGAGGAACCCGAAGGCGTGCATCTATAATACGTTAATGGTGTAGTTGCCGAATTCGTATGTCCTATTGACGCTGGGTTTATCGTATATACTGTATTACTTAAACTCATACTGTAGTCACCGACAAGTGCTACGGTTGGTGGTACGGTTGAACCAAATATACGGGAAATTTCAGTAGAATCGTCTCTACTCTGAATTGTGTCATAGATTCGTAATCTAGCAGGTTGTGTAGATTCTATACTTAATATAAGAAAAGAACCCCCAAGGGCAACCGAACCACTACCGACCGTATCGGTAACTGTAATAACGTCTCTGGTAATTTTTGCCCCGGCTTGGACCTGTTCTTTTAATCCCATAAATCCACGTTGTTAAAGATACACTAGTATAAATATAAAACTATATGTCTTTTACATTAGGATTCCTTCCTCAATTCACTCTGATAAAAATTAAATCTATTGTGTTCTATAGGTGACGCAAGGAAAATTCCACTAGTTAATTCGTTTTTTCTGGTTTGTTGGAATATATGACTCATCCATGTTTGTTCGTATGGTCTAGCCCACTTTGTGTTTAAAAACATTTTTTGATTACCTTCTTTACTGACTATTTGTGGCCAATTACTGTAATAAATCTGCCCTTTAATATAAGGAGTTTCATCCACAATGTGAATTGTATCAAAAACAGTTTTTGGAGCATTTGGATCAGTTCCGTGTTCAGGTAACTTATTATAGTTAGGCCAAACTTCATTTCTAACTGATTGTGGTACATTATACCAAGCCCACTGCACACTATTATCACCGTAAAATTCGGAAAAAGACATTTTAAAGAAATCAAATTTTTCTTTTACCATAATTTTAACGAGCTTTTCATATAAGTTTGGTATATGTGATCTAAATCCATTTCTACAGTTCTTACCAATAAAAGACTCGTTGTTAATATGCATATCGTCTTCAAAAAACATATAAAAATCAGCGTCGGATTCGCTAAAATGTTCTGCTATAAATTGTCTACCACCACATACACCTAAATTCTCTCTATGAATTTCCTCGAACCCATACAGTTCACATAACTTATCGTATTGTTCAAATAAACTAGTATCCGTAGAGTTATTTACTAATATTTTTCTACATCGTGTAAACATAGTGTCATCAGCCGATTGTATGGACTTCACGACAGATTCAAATTGTTCTGTAGAATTAAATCCAAGAACATACAGATTTACTTTAGCAGTTTTTGGTGTTAGTTCTTTCGGCGGTAAATTTTTTATAAGTTCGTCTACGTCCTTTAATTTTTCAAAAAACGGCCATACCAAACCGTCGCCTGAAAGTTCAAATCTATATATTGTTTCTGGATATAGATGTGCCATTACAGCAAATATACTTTCTTCCGTACCCATAAAATTACTTTCTAGGGTTTGTCGTAAAAGATTATAATAATTACTATTTGCCGTTGCTATTGAAGTTTTGGAACCACCAAAAAATCCACCACGACACACATATTTTAAATGTTGTGTTTTGGCATATCTTTCAATATCAGTACGTGGAAAGCCATGAACTTCATATCCATCCTCATACGGATATGATAAGAATATAAACGCATCAACTTCTTCGGTTAATTTTGGTAGATTTTCTAAAACGACATCGTGATGAAAATATCCTGGATGTACTGTCGTGGAGATGCCTGCATCTAACCAATAAAAATAATTTGTATTAAATGGATTACTGATTGATGCATCGTTCAGTAAAAACATCTTGCTCATAACTACCGGATTATAAAACTCTAAATTTGCTTGTGGAGAGTTTTCTAACCATGCTGCCTGTTTCTTCCAATTTTCAGTATTTCTAATTTCTTGTACTTTTTCGTAGAAGGGAAACCAAGTTTTTAGTTCTTCTAACTCCATAACTTTGACATGAGTATTTTTTCTTGATCTATGCTTCCAAACAAATTCTTCATCTTCTTTTGCTACATAAATGTATAAATTTGAAGGAGTTTTGAGTAACTCTGCAAATTTGTCAAGATAATAAGAATACGGACGTTTAAAATCATCACCGAGTGACCCTCTACCTAAATTCCAAAGAGCGGTTACTATGGTCGTATCAGAATTTTCTAAAGTTTTGAATTCTTCAACAGTATTGTCTACTTGTTGTGAAGATTCTTGCTCAGTTTTAGGAATCTCGTCTATCGTGAATCGTAAAACTTTATCTCCGAGATTTATAACGAAAGATTTACCATCTTCAGATAAAGTCTGTAATATATCCTTTAAGTTTATCATAAAATACCTTTATTATAATGCGTTTATCCACGGAAGTTGAATATCTTGTTTATCTGGGTGATTACTGTAGTCTAATCCTTGAATTGGGAATGATGTCGTTTCTAACTCAAAATTACCAAGCAGTCTTTTGTTTACGAAAGATAATTCGAGTACATGTGGAAAATTTTGTATTTCCAAACCACGATTTCCCGTTTTACTCAAATTTAATGTAAAGGTGTTTCCCCAAGAATTACCGTGAATATGAAACAACAAAAGATCAGAAAATTGATTTTCAATCAAACTGATTAGTTTTTCTTGATGCTCTCTAACGTGTATATCGTGTACTTCTAGGATAAATCCTGCAATATTTGAACCCAATTTAACATTATCAAACATAGTGTATTCAGATCCTTCTGCGTCAACTTTCAACAGAATATCTGATTTTCTATCTAGTAATACGTTTATCGGCATATTACCCTCATCATATCCCACGTTATTCTTTATAAAGAAAATATCTTTATTGATATTATCTTTAAATTCGTGACACAGACCGCCACAAGAACACGTTCCGTCATATACTTCAATTGGAGTCTTGAATTTATTGTACCAATCTCTTTCAAAAGAGTAATCAGAACCCAATCCAACAGTAATAAGTTTATTTGAAACTTCTGCAATTGTTTCGTTAATTATATAACCACCATCTCTGTTATCACCCAAACGCATTTTAGGTGAAAACACATTGTATACATTTAATGCTTCAATAATATTAGACATATTTTATCTCTCCAGATATCCAAGTTTATACCACATATTACTCACATCTTCCATATTTTTTTGAATAGATTGATTGGTTCTAAATGCATTACAACCGTGAATATCGGACGTAATAGGAACCATTCTTATTACTGGGAATGTTTCTACGCGTGGTGAATTGTCTCCATTACAATTTTCACACTTCAACACTATCTTTTTTATATTTTTATATCCCATATAAGCAGACAACACAATATCATCATTCCAATGTTGTGCCATAAAGTTTTCTAAATCCTTTAAATCTTCAGAAAAAAATGATCTTAAATAAGACACAGTTTTATATCCCTCTAACATTCTCACTCTTATATCTTCCGCTAACGATGTAACGAAATGTTGTCCACCGGTTGGATGAACGCCTCTATTGTCAGCCGGAAGTGATTCATTAATAGAACCCATTCCAGCATATCCTATGGCACATTCTTTATACTTCGTTTGAGCGTCTATGTGAGCTTGGACAAATCCATCGTTATATGCAAGATCATCGTCTACCGTTATAAGAATAGTATTCGGATCAGTTACACGTTTTAGTGTAGGATATATCTTTGTTATTGGACCGTAATCTTTACATCTAAACACTTTTAAATGTTTGTATGTTGATTGCCATTCTCTTAACCAATCGGGAACTGTTATTTGCTGACCTCTGTGTTCGTATGGAACATTTAAATGTACTTCGTAGTCAGCGTTTGATTGTTCTAATATCGTCTTTAAAGACGGACGAATTCCCCATTCAGAATCAACCTCAAATAATCTTCGAGGTAACGTTGTCATTGTTACGATAACCTTTGTCATATCTATTATCTCAATTTAAAAAGTTTTTATTGAATCTGTCCATTATAATTTCTGCGGAGAAATTTCTGTAGCAGTTCCAATCCTCATACTTTAAATATGTACCAAGGTTATTAATAATGTCATAAAGCTCTTCATAACTGTTATAAATTAATCCCTTGTCTCCTAAAATTTCCAGATGACATCGTTCTCCCGATAATCCGTATGTTATTACAGGTTTATTTGCGCTACTAAATTCTGCCACAGCCATTCCGAACGTTTCTCCACCTCCTCTGGCGTGTAACATAGCATCGCATGTTTTAACAAACTTAGCCTTTCGAGTTAAATCCCACGTACCAGGCAACCATCTATAATTTTCATGCGTGTGTGTTATACCACGATGAGTACTTGGTATATTCATAAAAATAAAATAAATGTCATTACGTTCTGACAAGACTCTATCCATCACCATATGTACAAAATCAATATTAAATTCAGTTGGACCACCATAACACCCAAACACCGTCGCTGTTTTTGGTATACCTAGCTCATCTCTTAAATCTTCGTCAACTACAGGCAACGGTTCAACGATATGAGGTACCGCGTGATTTTCTCTAGGTGAATATCCCATCGTCCCAGCCAACCAATCAGACACATACATATATCGATGTCCGTGTGGTTCATTAAACAAAAATACTGCGTGTATTAAATTTTTGATATAATTTTCATCTAACATACCACCATCACGTTGTCCGGCTTTAATATAATAAAAATATTCAGCGTTATATTCTCTCAACATATGCGTCTGAACATCGTACAATCCACCCAATTCTCTACCGACTAGATGTACACGACCTGGAAACTGTTTTTCGAATTTATCTAGTGTAGACTTATCCCCTATATCTTCTCTAACAGCACTGTGTGAATATATGACACTACGATTTCCTAAAATTTCTTCGTTATATTTTGCATAAAGAAACATAGCAACACTAGTACCACGCAATCCTAGATTGTTATCCCAAAATCCTATAGTTTTCATATACCACTCTCCGCTACTTCTATAATTTTTGTCATGAGATTAAATTCATTAAAAAATCTCTGTTTAATTTTTAGTGCTTCTGGTAACATTTGTCGATAAAGTTCTTCTGCGTTTTCGTTTATATGTTTTAGTAGGTTGGCAATGCCATCTAAATCTTCTAAATCATCTATTACAAAATACCCATTTTCAGGAAAAACCTCTTTGATATTTTTTGCACCGTAGTATATTGGGATGGTGTTTGTTAAAATTGCATCATAAAATTTTTCTGAAATGTAGTTTTGTTCTCTACTGTTTTCTATACCAATACTAAATCGATATGGTTTTAATCCTTCAATTTTTCTTGGGAGTCCACCAACGCAATTTGGAGAATCACAATCTCTGAATACATCTACCGATACACTCGAACGCATCAAGTATTGAGCTACATCATCTCGTTTATCGTATAGACATGAAGATATATTGTAAATGTTTCTTTTATCCGACAATATACAACTGATATTTTTTGTTTTTTCGTAATCAATTTTGGTATCTTCTACAGTCCAATTTTCGCCACCAGCTCCGTAGAACATATAGGTTGGACACTCAACTACTCTAGTCGAATCATCAAATATGTTTTTATCTTGAGCGAAGATTGTAGCATCAATACCCGAATTGTTTCTTTGTACGTTTCCCGACCAACACGGTTCCATATTAAAAATATATTTTTTTATTCCAGACGGTACGACTTGCGTTTCATATCCGCAATAAAAAATAACGTCAAATTCATCACCGTGAACAAATTCTACATTTGTTAAATCTTGTCCTATATAAAATTGGTCAAATAATCGTTTTGTACCTTGTTCAGAAGAACACCAGTTTGGAAGAAATTTAATTTTCACAACTTATCCTCTATAAAAAGAAATATTTACTTCATTATCTGCTGGGTCATTCGTGGACACTCGTATATCGTTAAATCCACATTGTTTTAAATACTCAATTGTTTCTTCTTTAGAATTTTGATTTTTATATAAAATGTCTGGTTTGTTTGCAGCTTCTACCGTTCCAGAATTTACTATATGAATGTAGTCTCCCAAACCTTTCAATACATTTAAATCTGATCCTTGTGTATCTACCCAAAGAAAATCAATATGGTCTATGTTATTTTGTTGTATAAAAGAATCCAATCTAATGACATTAACTTCTATTTCTTCCAGAACTAACATATCCGTTCTTCCGTACCAAGAATCCAATACATTATCCGACAATTCTAGTAAAGAACTACATCCATGCCAATTATGTTCCACGAATTTATGAAAGTCTAAATCTACAAATGTTTGAATTTCTTTTTTTGATGGTTCGCCTGATATACGAAATGATGCCGTTCCATTAAAATCAGAAACAGCAGTTTGTGTTACAACATAGTTAGGATAATCTTTTGTTTGTTGTTTTATGTAATTCACTAAAGCAGGAACAGGTTCAAATGCATATACTCTAGCATCTGGATTTTTGCGTATAATTGGCACAGAACTATCACCATTATTTGCTCCTACATCAAAAAATATATATTGTTCGTTCATGGTCTTAAGTCTCCGTACTCATCAATTCGTCGAATTAAACTTGCTGAAAAGTCTTTAGATGGTAACATAACTGTTTTTATTTTATTGTACCACACGTTCAACGACCAGACTGTTTCTGGAATTGGTTTGTGCTTCCATTTGTGTGATTCACTACACAATAAATTATTTTTCATACACTCATCAAAGTAAAAATTTTTAATATTTAAAGCATGTTTACAATTAGGATGTAGTATAAATCCAGTATCTATAAATCCATGATTATCTGGCCACGCTCTATCATCTCTATCACACCAAGAACACCAATAATCGGTATATGCGTATAATACTTCTTCATTTAAGATAGTTAAATCGGGAAATACATCTGGCTGTAAATCATATCTCCAGAAAACAATCCAATCATAATTTTCATCCCAATTCACCATATTAAATACTTTTTCGATTGAAATAAATTTATGAATTGGACCTAACATACTTTTATCTTCATAAAAAACTTCACACCCATTTGTAGTCGGATACAATTTTTTCAATGACTCAATGAAAATATTCTGCGAATCTTCCGTGCTATCAAATAATGGTTTATCTATTTGAAACTTTTTGGGATTGTATAAGTTATTAAACTTAATAGGAAATTGTTTATCTACGTCAAACTTATAAGACTGTGACCAGGGTGAACGATGTACTACATCGTGTGATTCCGCTTCGTCCCACCACGCATGTGCATATACATCACAATCATATACGTCTAATATATGTTTTTTTATGTGTGGAAAAACTTCCTCATATAATCGTGGTTGACCTGAAAGCAGAAGTGCAATTTTCATACAACTTTTTTATATGCGTGCTTATATCCTGTGGATTTGAACGTTTCAAATCCATTCTGCAAAATATATTCGTGAATAGTTTCATGTGGGTACTGTTCAACATCATCAAAAACTATTATACCATTTGTAGCTATTCTACTTTTAAAGAAATCAAATTCATCCTTAACGATATTCACTTCATGTGGTCCGTCAATAATTACTAACGCATATTTGTTATAAATACGTTCTTCGTTAATGTATACAGGAATACCATCAGAAAATCTTTTGAAAAACTGTGTGTCTGTCATATTGAAAAACAAAAAGTATGTATTCAATTCATAAGACAATTGATGTATGTCTCGTAGAAACATATTTTTTACATTATTTGTATATCCCGCACTGTGTATACCATTTATATCGTGATATGGAATGTCTCCGTATGGATCAACCGAAAGAAATATTCTATCTCGTTGATTCATTTCCGAAAATGTTTCCATAAGTAATTTGAGTCCACCACCTTGATACGATCCTAATTCACATACCAAACCTTCAATTTCCTTTACAGCAACACATGCATCCTTGATTACATAATAATCATTTCCATCGGTTTTTAACATAATTTATCTCATTTTATAATTTTGCTTTTTCCCAATTACTACCGTTATATTTTACACAAAATACATCGTGGTGAATATATGAATCAATTTCTGCTAATTTATAACCAGCAACTTTTACCCCAATACCCAACTCGAATGCTTCCATATCAGGACTACATGCGATGTACGGTTGTCCAATTTGAGATTCTAATTTTTCATTAAATTCAGCAATTTTATCTGACATAATCTGTAATTTATTATCTTCATTCTTTAAGAACAGTATGTGTTCACATGGCATTGGAGCATCTTCCCACTCCGGTGGTACGGTATTCAAGTTTAAGTTATAAAAATTAAATTTGGCGCTAAACATATTTGCTATGCCTGAACAATGTTCTGTTAACTGTTGCAGGAAGTATCCCGTACCAGATCTATTTACCATGCCGTTTTGGTTGTTTTCTTCTAGTTTGGTAATTGTTTCTGTTACCAATTCATTATCAACTGTTTTAAAGAATGATGAATCGCAATCTAAATACAGAACATAATCGTATTTCGATGGTACATCTTTTAGTGCTAAAAATTTTAGTAATTGATTGAATGCACCAACCCAAACCTGTTTATCTTCCAACGTGTCTACAAATAAAGAAACTCTGTCACCATATTTTAATAATGCGTCGGAAAACAGTTCTGGTCTGTTTGTTGCTACTCGAATATCAAAATTCGTTTTTTCCATCGTAGAATCTATCAAACGATTGGCAAACGTTGCATATATCTCTGCACCATCCTTAATTTTATTGGGTTGAATAAAACATATAGTAGATACTAGTATTTTCATATTTTACTTCCTACAGTTAGTGTAATTTTCTACAAACCACTCTACGGTATTTTTTATACCAACATCTAGAGGAGTATATTCTATTGGACAAAGTGTTCTAACCACATTGGAATCGCTTGGCTTTCTGTATTGTCCGTCTTTTGACACATCTCCGTCAAATAGTAATTGTCCCTCATAACCTATAGCATTAGAAATTAGCTCTGCTACCGATTTTATACTATATGATGTTTCTGATGAAACTATTAATGGTGTTGGTGTTGTGTAATTTTCTATAGCCCACGCTAATATTTTCCCTAAATCTTCAGCGTATATAAATTCCCGTTCTGCCAATCCAGTACCCATCATATTCATCAATGGTTGATTATTTATTTTATTCAAATACATCTTATGAATTAACGCAGGAATTACATGAGATTTTTCAAGATTAAATTGATCATATTTGCCATAAATATTTGTTGGGATAATCGTGGTCCAATCTGTTCCGTATTGTTTATTATATGTTCGTATTTGAACTTCTAACATGCGTTTTGCATAAGCATATCCAAAGTTGCTATGATGTGGTTCACCCTTATGAATTTTATCAGGCGTTAGAGGATACGTCACATCATCTGGGAATATACAAGTGGACAACATTCCAATTAAGTTTTGCACTTTAAATTTATGAGCACAGTTTAGTACATTTGCGTTCATCAACACATTATCTTCAAAAAACTCTACTGGGTATTTCATATTATACGTTATGCCACCTACTTTAGAAGCTAAATGGATAACGTGCGTTGGTCGATAGTAATAAAACAACGCCGCAGTATCTTCGTAACTAGTTAAATCGTAATCCTTTGAAGAAACATAATATGCGTCAGGAAGAGATTGTTTCAAGTTTTCTCCAACCAACCCAGTTCCACCTGTTACTAAAATTCTCATATTATTCTAACCCCAACCAATTAATTGTGTGTCTTACATTGTTCGGATACATAAGATATTTTTCATAATACTCTCTTGCATTAGTAGATACAAATCTTAAAAATTCTTTGTCATCTATTACTTCTAAATAACGTTGCTCTATTAACTTTGCGTGATGTTCTAATCCCATCCTATCTAATCCAACACCACAAGTACGTTGTTCTGTTGGTAAGTCATTCGGCCTATCTACTGAAATATAGTGTACATTTGGAATTAATGGTTCTTTAAGACTGCTAGCGAATTCAAAACGCAAAAACGGTATACCCATTCCCATATATTCAATATCTCTATAACACAACTCACCAACACCGCCTATGGATAATCCGATTTCGTGATTAATTGCTTCGTTGAAATAATCATTTTGATTAATTGTTTGGCCTGATTCCAAGATAGATGGAGAAAAGTACTTTAAAATAGGACGGTCATCAATTTTACCACGAAAGTATAATTTTTTATTAAAATTGAGTATTAACTTTCTTTTATAAAAATATTCTTCTAAATTAGTCAATCCACTTTGAAAATAAATCCATGGGGAATATTTACTGGTATGTGGATTTTCTACGTTGTGTTTAATAATTTGGTCTATGTACTGTGCCACCAATACTTTTTTTAAGTGTGGATTCTCTCTTTCAGCTATTACGTGTCCGGTCAATACATCACACGCTGTCAATATATAGAAGTCACCCGATTCTACGTTTTCTATAACGTAGTCTGATTCATAAATTTCTAAATCACATTTTGCCTTTTTGAGTTTTATTGGCATTGGTATTGTATGGGCATGTTCGAAATATCTGTTTTCTTCAATTTCAAACGTTTTACCTAACTCGTAAGTCAAAGCATCCCAAAAAAAATTATAATATCTATAATACCTAGTGTACTTGTTGCAGGAATTATGAATACGTAATTTTGTTTTGTGCTGCATTTTAGATATCTCCAACCAATCGATCACACCATCCGTGTGATTTAGAATGTGGCCAAACAATCCATCTGGCGGGTTTTGCCGTTGCGTGAAACTGTCTCCACAATTTACAATATCCGTCAGGATCATTCTTCATTTGTATGATATCATCTTCTGTAGCATCGTGTCTATATATCTCGTTACCAAATTCATCTTCAAATGCTACCGCCCAAAAATCATAGTCATTATACGGTACATATTGATATGGTAAATCAATACAATGTTTAAAAATTCTAAAGAATGGTTGATTTGGCGGGTTGGGTGGTTCACGATGTTCTAACGTATGTTTTTGTATACTTCTTGTAGAAAATTGTATTCCCGCATATTCTTCGTACTGCTGTAGTGTACGTTGTGTACCAAATCCAAATTCTCCAAAATCTTCATTAGGGTCATTCTCGTTATCCACGTTTAACAATCTTCTGTTACGTGCCAACGATTGATTATCCCAATTAGTCCAATCTGATATGTCGTCCCACGATTTACGAGGGCGGTGATTTCGTGAATATTCGTGCCACACTACAGGTTTATGTGCCGCAAACAAATCATATCCCCACGTATACGCTCGTGCGGCAATAGAAATTTCCTCACCGTGAAACAAGTAGTTCGGATCGTGAGGAACTTCTTTACAAAATTGTCCAAGTGTGAATCCAAAATGAGCGGAATAAAATCTACTTGGATATGGTAATTTACGATTTTTCCAATCAGGAATAACAGCGGGTATAAAAAATACTGCTCCAGCTGGAGTGAATCTGTCAAATGTTAAGAACCACGGGTCTGGTGCTCGTCCCGTGGGATCGTTATGTGGTTCATAACTTGACATATATGCAGTCAATAATGGTTTTTTATATCCTGCTTTTTGTAAATCTTTGACCATCTTAATTAGCATACTATCCCAATTTTTAGCAAAACGATGATGTGAATCTAATTGTAGGGTATATGCTTCTCCGTTCCAATGTTGTTGGATTTGATACCGTGCCCAACACGTTCCTTTTGTCTGTAGATGTGGAATATCTAGAATTATAAATCGTGAATCGTTTTTAAACTCATCTAAATTGTCCCAGACATCTTCGTTAGAATGCTGCCACGCAATACAGAATCGAAGATTTTCCGGGTTCTTCGCATTGGATATACAATCACGAATAGTGGGTAGTAATTCTGGATCACGGTATGCTGCAATTTGAACGAAAATATTTTTATTTTTTCTCATATTATCGTCCAAATTTACCAGTTAATCTTTCACACCACCCATTACTCTTACTATGAGGCCACACGATCCACCCATCAGCTGGTTGATCAGAATAGAATGCTCTCCATATATGCACAAACTTATCTGCTTCATAAGGTACACTCATAGCCATATTTATTTCATTTTCATCAGCATCATGTCTATGAAATTCTATTCCATCTTTATTTGTAAACGCAACTACCCAGAAATTATAATCCTTCTCTGGTAATGATCCTTTATACACATCAATACATACTTTATGATAAGGAACCAATCCTTGTGTATGGGATTCTACATCTAAAGAAACTGGAGGGCGTATTTTTTGTATGGTCATCGTATGAGCACGTTTTGTAGAAAACTCCAATCCAGCATACATTTCATATTCCTGAAGTGTTCGTACATTATCTTTTAATTTTCTGTTCTTCGATTCAATACCGTACATTTTGCGATGATATGCGTGTGAGATTCTATCTTCTGATGCCCAATTTGTATGGTCCTCCCAATGTTTACTCTTTCCTTCTCTATAGTATTCGTGCCAAGCAATAGTTCTGTGTGGTGCGAATAGATCGTACCCCGCCATATAAGAACGAACAGATAAATCAATTTCTTCACCGTGAAAATAATAATTTGGGTCATACGGAACTTCTTTAACAAATATTCCGTCAGCAAATATAAAATGACCAGACATGAATCTTGATGGAACTGGTGATGTCAGTTCTCTCCAATCGTCTATTGTATGTGGTAAGAAGTGTACTGGCCCTTCTGGACCAAATCTGTCAAATTCCATAATCCACGGAGCAGGTAATTCACCTTCAGGTCCTGTTACTGGATTAAAATCTGGTAAGTATGAACTCAGCAGTGGTTTTGTGTGTCCTTTACTACGCAATCCTTCTAACATTTCTATTACTTGCGTATCCCAATGTTCGGTAAATCTATGATGTGAATCTAGTTGTAGTGTATAAGTTTCGCCATTATACAATTTCTGTATTTTTTCACGCATCCAGCAAACACCTTTAGATTTACGATAATCTATATCTATTATCTTAAATCTTGTGTCATCTTTGAACTCATCTAAATTATCCCACTTCTCATAGGGAGAATGCTGCCAACCAATGGCAATAGTCAAATTTTCTGGATGATCTGCGTTTTGTAATAAACTGCGAAGAGTGTGTAATAATTCTGGATCACGGTATGCTGCAATTTGAACGAAAATAGTAGGTACTTTCTTTTTAACTCGTCCAGCAGTCTTTTTTATACTCTGATTTCTTACAGTCTTTTTAACAACTTTCTTTTTTGTAGTCATAAAACCCTCATTTATATAACCTGTACACAAGTATAAATAGTTTACGTCAATAGAAAAATATAATCTACTCGACTTAACAAGTCAAGGTTTACTACAGCTTTTTAATTATTGGTAAAGTATTTTGTAGTTTCTGTCCTATATTAGCATTTTGAGTCGTATACATGAGACTATATTCATTTGGTACCGTTTTTATCCATTTTATTGGATTGGTATTAATATACGATTGTACTAATGTTTTTGATGGGCCTTCAACCCTATTCGTAAAATCTAAAGGAGTTATAACGTTTTTATCTTTATCAAAACACGATAAATTTAATATAAACTCATCATCTGTGGTGTCGTATTGCAACCATAACACTCTAAAAGGTGTTTGTTTATCAATTAAATAATGAATTTGTCGATATAATCCGTTTCCCGTGGTGAGTGATTTTAAAGCATCACACGTTGTATTATCCACACAGTTATAATTTTGGATTATTGCGTTAGCATCAACCAATAATTGTAAATCTTGAAATGTATTCATATTTATTCTCTAAATTTTAAGTTACCGTTATTTTTACGTACAAAGGAATTGACTTCCACCACAGTCTACATAATCCACACATGCTAGTTCATAAGTTCCGAGATTACAATAGTATAGATTTACTCCAATACACGCATACGTGCCGTCTTGACACGAAGATGTCGGTGATGGTGTTACTGGTGCGGGTGTTGGTGCAGGTGTTACTGGTGCAGGTGTTGGTGCTGGTGTTGGCGAAGGCGTTACTGGTGCAGGTGTTGGTGATGGTGTTGGCGAAGGCGTTACTGGCGATGGTGTTGGTGACGGCGTTGGTGAAGGCGTTACCGGTGATGGTGTTACTGGCGAAGGTGTTGGTGATGGTGTTGGCGAAGGCGTTACTGGTGATGGTGTTACTGGTGATGGGGTAACAGGTGAAGGCGTTACAGGTGACGGCGTTACTGGCGATGGCGTCGGTGACGGCGTTGGCGAAGGCGTCACTGGCGATGGCGTTCTTGTTTTAGATGGAGTTATCGTCGGTGTCGGTGTAATAGTCGGTGTTACTGATGGTATAATATTTTCTAATTGAATTGCCGCTGCTTTAATATTTAACGTCTGGCTGTGGGTCCAATCTAACTGTCCAGCTGTACTTGATGCATATTTTTTGGACATATTTACTTCAAAATCATATGTCAATGCCGTACTGGTTGTTGTCCATTCCGAGGTAGATCCTCCTGCCGCTGACAACGTACTTGGTGAACCGAATGCATTTACTCCAACACCAATTCCAATCATTAAAGAACTATTATCCGCATCTGTGTATAATGGAACGAACATACTTGTGCCGTTTGTACTGGTAAAATCTTTATCCCACACGGCTACAGCATTTTTATAATTAGTATGATACATACGATAATACATAGTACCGTTATACGCAATTTCTAATGCACCTGTGCCAGAATTTGGACTGAATAATGTCCAGATTGTTAGAGCAATACCATCACCAATATTAGCTGATTCTTGTTGCATTGTTAATGCGGTTCTTCCCCAACTTCCAGACCACCACATTGCTGTCGGTTTACCGTATGTTGGAAATTCTGCCTGTGAAGCCACACGTGCTACTAACGCTGTAGCGTTTGATTGTACGGTCCATGTATGTGATCCTGTAGATGCTCCCGTTGTTGTATTACTACTTGCTGACCCACTAGCAAGTTCAATAACCATTGTTCCCGGTGTGTTAGAAGGCGTAATAGACGGTGTTCTGGTAATAGACGGCGTAGTGGTAATACTCGGCGTTCTAGTAATAGACGGCGTTCTAGTAATAGACGGTGTTGTAGTAATACTTGGCGTTCTAGTAATAGACGGCGTTGTTGTAATACTTGGCGTGATACTTGGCGTTCTTGTAATAGAAGGCGTTGTAGTAATGCTTGGCGTAGTGGTAATAGACGGTGTTTTGGTAATACTTGGCGTGATGGTAATACTTGGAGTAATACTTGGCGTAGTAGTAATAGATGGTGTAGTCGTAATAGACGGCGTTCTAGTAATACTTGGCGTAGTAGTAATAGATGGTGTTGTAGTAATAGAAGGCGTTGTCGTAATACTTGGTGTTCTGGTAATACTTGGTGTAGTCGTAATAGATGGTGTAGTGGTAATAGACGGCGTAATACTAGGAGTAATACTTGGTGTTCTGGTAATACTAGGCGTGGTAGTAATAGATGGCGTAGTTGTTACGCTTGGCGTTCTAGTAATAGACGGTGTAGTAGTAATACTTGGCGTTGTAGTAACACTCGGCGTTTTCGTAATAGAAGGCGTTGTAGTAATAGAAGGCGTTACCGTAATACTTGGAGTAATACTCGGCGTTGTAGTAATAGAAGGCGTTGTAGTAATAGAAGGCGTTGTCGTAATACTTGGTGTTCTGGTAATACTAGGAGTAGTAGTAATAGATGGTGTGATGGTAACAGATGGTGTAACGGTAATACTTGGCGTTTTAGTAATAGATGGCGTAGTTGTAATTGATGGAGTAATACTTGGCGTTACGGTAATACTCGGCGTTGTAGTAATACTTGGCGTTGTAGTAATAGAAGGCGTTTTAGTAATACTTGGAGTAATACTTGGCGTTGTAGTAATACTTGGCGTTGTAGTGATAGAAGGTGTAGTAGTAATTGACGGCGTTTTAGTAATACTTGGCGTTGTTGTAATACTTGGTGTAGTGGTAATACTTGGGGTTCTAGTAATAGAAGGCGTTTTTGTAATACTTGGTGTAGTTGTAATAGATGGAGTAATACTTGGTGTAGTTGTAATAGACGGTGTTGTAGTAATACTTGGTGTAGTCGTAATAGATGGTGTGGTGGTAATAGACGGAGTTACACTTGGTGTTGTAGTAATACTTGGCGTAATGGTAATAGAAGGTGTAATGCTAGGTGTTGTAGTAATAGACGGCGTTCTGGTAATAGAAGGCGTAGTGGTAATACTTGGCGTTCTAGTTACGGAAGGTGTGGTTGTAATAGACGGTGTGGTAGTAATACTTGGCGTTTTAGTAATAGATGGCGTAGTTGTAATTGATGGAGTAATACTTGGCGTAACAGTAATAGACGGTGTAGTAGTAATACTCGGGGTTCTAGTAATAGAAGGCGTAGTGGTAATAGATGGTGTAATACTAGGCGTAATAGTAACAGAAGGCGTTGTAGTAATACTTGGTGTTGTAGTGACAGAAGGCGTTATCGTAATACTTGGCGTAATACTTGGCGTAGTCGTAATAGACGGCGTTCTGGTAATAGACGGCGTAGTGGTAATAGACGGCGTAATACTGGGCGTAGTAGTAATAGAAGGCGTAGTGGTAATACTTGGTGTGGTGGTAATAGATGGAGTAGTCGTAATGGATGGTGTAATGCTTGGTGTAGTTGTGATAGAAGGCGTTACCGTAACACTAGGCGTTCTTGTAATAGAAGGCGTTATCGTAATACTCGGCGTTTTAGTAATAGAAGGCGTAGTAGTAATACTTGGCGTTCTTGTAATAGATGGTGTAGTAGTAATAGAAGGCGTTGTCGTAATACTTGGCGTAATACTTGGTGTAGTTGTAATAGATGGTGTAGTAGTTACTGATGGCGTGGTAGTAATAGACGGCGTTACCGTAATACTTGGTGTAGTCGTAATAGAAGGCGTTTTGGTAATACTTGGCGTTGTAGTAATAGAAGGCGTAGTTGTAATAGAAGGCGTTTTGGTAATACTTGGTGTGGTAGTAATAGATGGTGTAGTGGTAATAGATGGAGTAATACTTGGTGTGGTAGTAACACTAGGCGTGGTGGTGATAGACGGTGTAGTAGTTACTGATGGTGTTGTAGTGATACTTGGTGTATTTGTAACAGATGGTGTTGTGGTAATAGAAGGCGTAGTTGTAATTGATGGAGTAATACTCGGTGTTGTGGTAATAGACGGCGTAGTAGTAATAGAAGGCGTTACCGTAACACTCGGTGTTTTTGTAATAGAAGGCGTAGTAGTAATAGACGGTGTTACCGTAATACTTGGGGTTACACTAATCCCCGGCGAAGACGTAATACTTGGCGTAATACTTGGCGTTTTAGTAATAGATGGTGTAACTGTAATACTTGGAGTAGTTGTAACTGACGGTGTTGTGGTAATAGACGGCGTAGTGGTAATAGACGGCGTAGTGGTAATAGACGGCGTAGTGGTAATTGACGGTGTAATACTTGGAGTAATACTTGGCGTAGTAGTAATAGATGGTGTAGTCGTAATAGAAGGCGTGGTAGTAATACTTGGCGTAGTAGTAATAGATGGTGTTTTGGTAACACTTGGTGTTGTAGTAATAGAAGGCGTGGTAGTAATACTTGGTGTTCTGGTAATACTAGGAGTGGTAGTAATAGATGGCGTAACGCTTGGCGTCGTGGTAACACTAGGGGTAGTTGTAATAGACGGCGTTGTAGTAATACTTGGAGTAGTTGTGATAGACGGTGTAGTGGTAATAGATGGTGTAACACTTGGCGTAGTTGTTACGCTTGGCGTTGTAGTAATAGAAGGTGTGATACTTGGGGTTACCGTAATAGATGGCGTTCTGGTAACACTCGGTGTTGTAGTAATAGAAGGTGTTTTAGTAATAGATGGTGTAATGGTAATACTTGGCGTAATACTTGGCGTTTTAGTAATAGATGGTGTAACAGTAATACTTGGCGTAATACTTGGCGTAGTGGTAATAGACGGCGTAGTGGTAATAGACGGCGTAGTAGTAATACTTGGCGTTTTAGTTACGCTTGGTGTAGTCGTAATAGAAGGCGTTCTAGTAATACTTGGGGTGATAGTAATTGATGGCGTAGTCGTAATAGATGGCGTTCTAGTAATACTTGGCGTAGTTGTAATAGATGGTGTAATAGTAATAGAAGGTGTAACTGTAATACTTGGCGTAGTAGTAGCAGTAATAGACGGAGTTATCGTAATTGAAGGGGTGTTAGTAACACTAGGTGTAGTTGTTACTGTTATTGACGGAGTAATACTTGGCGTTCTAGTAATAGAAGGCGTAATACTTGGCGTAATTGTGATTGATGGTGTAATACTAGGCGTTACGCTTCTCGACGGAGTAATACTTGGTGTAACCGATGGAGTACGAGTAATTGAAGGCGTAGGCGTTGGTGTTATTGCCCCAAATAAACCAAACGACCTAACACTAGCACCACCTCGTGCACCAAGTACCGGAGTCATACAATCTTATTAAACGAAAGGTATTACTGATGCTAACACAGTAAATGTAGCATTTGCTGTTTTTATTATAACATACGAATACACATCAATACAATTTGTGTTACCCGCTGAGGGAACAGCACCACCTTGCCATTTTGGTGTTACAGAAGCACCATCAATTGTATGAGATGTGACATAAAATGCGGGAGAACCGTTTGTTACTAAAAACGCCAAACTCAAACTTTGCCCAATATACATTATATTATTTAATGTAGTTGAAATGTCACCTGTGAAGTTTAGAGTCCAATTACCCGATGAGTTGGTTGTATAATACAACACCCCTTGTGATAATACATTAAAATTAATTGTCCCCGTTGCCGCAGTCGCAGCAATAGTATTTTTTTCTAATATTTGTTGTAGAACTGTCGTACCGCCAACATGAAGAGAACCACTTGGTGTGGTCACATCTCCAACTGATAGTTTGTTCACAGGTCCGATATTCGTTCCAGTTCTTATTAATGCGCCAGAAAGTCTTGTCTCAGCCACGAATACACCTCACGTTATACATTTCATATAAATATGAATTTTAATAACTAAATGAAGATTCGTTAGATAATGCGAACTCATAATTTGTAATATCATCACCAATTACCCAATACAAACGTCCATTTTTGATAAATATTTCACCTGCTTTACGATTGGTTATTTGTACTCTAGCACCAGTAATTACTCTTGTCACCCCACTATAATCACTGTATAATAATTGTTCTCCGTACACCCAAATATTACCTTGGTCTTTTACAGGTAAAGATTGATTTACACCACCAATGTATGAATGTTCCACCATTCCAACTTTATAACGTAATTCTATACCATAAATTGCTATATCACTAACTTTTACTTCAGACGGGGTAATTGATGGAGTTATAGAAGGTGTTATTGTTACACTCGGTGTTACTGTAGGGGTAGTTGAACGAGTCGGTGTAATAGTTGGCGTAACCGTTGGTGTTTTTGTTACACTACGAGTCGGTGTTATCGATGGGGTTTTAGTTATTGATGGGGTAATACTGACGGTAATTGATGGTGTAATAGACGGAGTTGTAGTAACACTAGGTGTAACGCCTGATGTTCTAGTGATACTTGGTGTAGTTGTGATAGAAGGCGTTCTAGTAATACTTGGGGTAGTAGTAATACTTGGGGTAGTAGTAATACTTGGGGTAGTAGTAATTGAAGGCGTTGTAGTAATACTAGGTGTAACACTTGTTGTTCTAGTAATACTTGGGGTAGTCGTAATAGATGGCGTTCTAGTAATACTTGGCGTTGTGGTAATAGACGGCGTAGTGGTAATAGATGGCGTGATACTTGGCGTTCTAGTGACACTAGGCGTTCTAGTAATACTTGGAGTAGTAGTAATAGACGGCGTAGTGGTAATAGATGGCGTAGTAGTAATACTTGGTGTGGTAGTAATTGACGGCGTAGTAGTAATACTTGGCGTAATACTTGGCGTAGTTGTGATTGATGGTGTTCTGGTAACAGACGGTGTAGTAGTGATACTGGGTGTAGAAGTAACAGACGGCGTAGTGGTAATAGATGGCGTGATACTGGGCGTTCTAGTAATACTTGGCGTTGTGGTAATAGACGGCGTAGTAGTAATACTTGGGGTAGTAGTAATAGAAGGTGTTCTAGTGACACTAGGTGTAGTGGTAATAGACGGCGTGGTAGTGATACTCGGTGTAACGGTAACAGATGGTGTTGATCCTGGTGTTGTAGTGATACTCGGCGTTCTAGTAATACTTGGCGTAGTTGTAATACTTGGCGTTGTGGTAATACTTGGCGTTGTGGTAATAGATGGCGTTGCCGTGATAGACGGTGTTGTAGTAATACTAGGCGTGGTTGTAACAGACGGTGTTGTAGTAATACTAGGCGTGGTTGTAACAGACGGCGTATTGGTGATGGATGGTGTAACACTAGGCGTTGTAGTAATACTTGGCGTAATAGTAACACTTGGTGTAACACTTGGTGTGGTGGTAATAGATGGCGTATTGGTGATGGATGGTGTAACACTAGGCGTTGTAGTAACAGATGGAGTAACACTTGGTGTAGTAGTAATAGACGGCGTTCTAGTAATACTTGGCGTTGTAGTAATACTTGGGGTAGTAGTAATACTTGGGGTAGTAGTAATACTCGGGGTAGTGGTAATAGATGGCGTAGTGGTTATTGATGGTGTAACGCTTGGCGTAGTTGTAACGCTTGGCGTAGTTGTAACGCTTGGCGTAGTTGTAATACTTGGAGTTCTAGTAATACTTGGCGTAGTTGTAATACTTGGCGTAGTTGTAACGCTTGGCGTAGTTGTAATACTTGGTGTGATACTTGGCGTAGTAGTAATACTTGGCGTAGTTGTTATACTAGGTGTGACACTTGGGGTCGTTGTTATACTCGGCGTAGTAGTAATACTTGGGGTAGTAGTAATACTTGGCGTAACAGTAATAGATGGTGTTGCGGTAATAGAAGGCGTTGTGGTAATACTAGGCGTAGTAGTAATACTTGGGGTAACAGTTATACTAGGCGTAGTAGTAATAGATGGCGTAGTTGTTATACTTGGTGTGGTAGTAATTGACGGCGTAGTAGTAATACTTGGGGTAGTAGTAATACTTGGCGTAGTGGTAATAGAAGGCGTTGTTGTAATAGATGGTGTTGTTGTAGCCGAAGGAGTTACAGTAACACTAGGGGTTGCTGTAATACTAGGACTTACTGTAATACTTGGTGTAATAGAAGGTGTTGTGGTTATTGATGGAGTTACAGTTATTGATGGAGTTACAGATACACCAGGTGAAGCTGTAATACTTGGTGTAACTGTTACACTTGGAGTTGTGGTGATAGATGGCGTTGTAGTAATACTTGGCGTAGCCGTAACAGATGGTGTTGTAGTAATAGAAGGTGTGATACTCGGTGTTGTAGTAATACTTGGCGTAATTGTAACCGACGGCGTAATACTTGGAGTAGTAGTAATAGACGGCGTAGTAGTAACAGATGGTGTAGTAGTAATACTTGGCGTGATACTTGGCGTAGTAGTAATACTTGGCGTAGTTGTTATACTTGGTGTTACCGTTATTGATGGTGTAACGCTAGGTGTTCTAGTAACAGATGGCGTAGCAGTAATAGAAGGCGTAACGGTAACCGATGGCGTAGCAGTGACCGATGGTGTTGTTGTAATAGATGGTGTGACTGTAATAGATGGTGTAACTGTAACCGATGGTGTTATACTTGGTGTGGTAGTAATTGACGGCGTAGTAGTAATACTTGGGGTAGTAGTAATACTCGGCGTAGTGGTAACAGATGGTGTAGTAGTAATACTCGGCGTAGTGGTTATTGATGGCGTAACGCTTGGAGTAGTTGTAACGCTTGGCGTAGTAGTAATACTAGGCGTGACGCTAGGTGTAGTAGTAATACTAGGCGTGGTGGTAATAGATGGCGTGACACTTGGAGTAGTGGTAATTGACGGCGTAGTGGTAATAGAAGGCGTTACCGTAATAGACGGTGTTGTGGTAATACTCGGAGTAGTTGTAATTGACGGAGTAGTAGTAATACTTGGTGTAGTGGTAATAGATGGCGTAACGGTAATACTTGGCGTGACACTAGGAGTGGTAGTGATACTTGGCGTTGTAGTAATAGATGGTGTAGTAGTAATACTGGGTGTAATACTTGGTGTTGTGGTGATACTTGGGGTAGTAGTAATACTTGGGGTAGTAGTAATACTTGGGGTAGTAGTAATACTTGGGGTTGTAGTAATAGATGGTGTAGTGGTAATAGATGGTGTAGTGGTAATGGAAGGTGTGACACTTGGTGTAGTAGTAATACTAGGCGTTGTAGTAATAGATGGCGTTCTAGTAATAGATGGCGTTACAGTAATACTTGGGGTAGTCGTAATACTTGGAGTAGTGGTAATAGAAGGCGTAGTAGTAATACTTGGAGTTCTAGTAATAGACGGTGTATTAGTAACGCTGGGTGTTGTAGTAATACTCGGAGTAGTCGTAATACTTGGTGTTGTGGTAATGGAAGGTGTGACACTTGGGGTAGTAGTAATACTAGGCGTGGTAGTAATAGACGGTGTTGTAGTAATACTTGGCGTAATACTCGGCGTGGTAGTAATACTCGGCGTTGTGGTAATAGATGGTGTGACTGTAATAGATGGTGTTATACTTGGCGTAATAGTAATTGACGGCGTTGTTGTGATAGACGGTGTTACAGTAATAGATGGTGTAGTGGTAATAGAAGGCGTAGTGGTAATACTTGGAGTTCTAGTAATACTCGGCGTTGTAGTAACACTCGGTGTAGTAGTAATAGACGGTGTGGTCGTAATAGATGGCGTAATACTTGGGGTGGTGGTAATACTAGGCGTTGTTGTAATACTAGGCGTTGTAGTAATACTAGGGGTAACAGTTATACTTGGTGTAGTGGTAATAGATGGTGTTACAGTAATAGACGGTGTTGGTGTTGGTGTTGGTGTTGTAGTTGGCGTTGGACTCGGTGCAGCAACGGCACCATCCAAATCCATAATAACAATGGCTGCATCAGAAATTGTCGCATTTACGTTTGCTTCTGGACGCCATGCGATGACTTTTGTAATCGACCCCGCAGTTAATGATTCAACGTCCGTCCATCCGTGTGCAAATTCGTCAATATTATTAACGGATGCTTCACGGAGTGGTTGGCGGGTTGCTGTATATTGACCAGGTTCCGTAGTTGAAGTACCAAAGTGAGAAAAGACTGATGAGTTAGTTGCGCTAATTTTTGTCGTCCACGTACCCACCACTAAATGATTGCCTGTGTTTGCAATAGTTGGCGTATATGTTATTATGGCGGTTGGTGCACCGGCACTTGTAGAGTCTATTTGTGCAGATTCACTGACCGCGGCATACGTTTCTGCAAATTTAGACCTGTCTAATGCTAATAATGTTCGATATTGATTGACAATATTTTGTCCGTTTGGTGAGCTATGTTCTAGTGAAAACGTTGTTGTTGCACCAAGAGAAGCCGTTACGATTGCAAAATATGGTGTTATTCCTAATGTATCTTTTGCATAATACTGTGTTCGTACCATATAGGTGTTTGTGCCGTCAGACAATTGTACAACCATATCATCCGCTGCTTGTGCCGTTCGTGGAGTATTGACGTTACACGATCCAAACACAAACCATTCGCCAGCAGGAATATTAATAGAATCTATTGGAGTAGCTACGGCATTTGTTGTAGCAATTTGTGTGCTATCATATGAAGAAACGTCAGCATCATCTAATTCTAACACATTAATATACGCGTCAGAAATGGTAGCAGTACCGGCGGATGCACTCCATTGTATAGCAAATTCAATTGTTGTAGTAGATGAAGCAGTAAATACGTTTACATCCACTGCACTCATTCTGTCCGTTAAGTCTTGTGGTTCAAATTCAAATTGCTGTAATGTTACTCCATTAGTAACGTTTTGTAGTCGAACGCGCGCACGAGAAGTTAACGCACTATGACTCATTATTGCTGACCAGAATATCGCATAGCGTTTACCCGCCGTAACACTAACACTTACGGAAGTACGACTACTGTATGCAGTTAGAGGGGATCCTGAAGCTGCTGTTTGTGCAGCTTGTGAATATATTCTGGCCATCTACTACCTCATATTACGGTTGAGTGGGCCAAATAATGTTTTCAGGTTCTACTTGTTGTTGAGGAACGTTTCGTAATTCTTGACGATAAGATGCCCACGCAGCTTTTTGTCCAGCATCTAACGGACTGTCAGATAACTGCGTCCAATCTGATGATTGTAATAATTCATCTCGGTCAGCACGAACCACATCCCACTTTAGTTCTAATGATACTTCCGCATCCAATCCACGAAGCTCCAATTCTGTGGGTTTTGGTATTGTGTTTTCTGGATACCAAGCTAATGTGTTGTAATCATCATTACCACATGTCCATATCGTATTTGGATATCGTTTTGTAAGAATTTCTACTAAATTTGCCATAGTACATAACTCCGTTATTCTGTTATTCGTCCCTTAATTCCACGTGCCGCATTAAAACTAACCGTAATTCCATCATTTGGTGAGGTAAATGATGCAGCAGTAGTGCCTGCTATAATTAGTTTGTTACCTGCACCAACTTGTACGGAATTACCAAAATCTGCCGCACCAGTTCCTATTTGATATTTTTTCCACGTTTCCGTTGTTATATCAAATATCGCCACAAACACATCACTAGAACCAAACGAATTTCCATCATCAGCAAATACACCTGTAGTAGACCCTACAATTGCAATACGACCATCTCTCAAATACGTGCTTGGTTTGCCAAAAGTATTTAATGTATCGTTTTGTGTGGTACCTAACTGATAGACATTGCCCCAAGTATCAGTACTATAATTAAATAAAATAATACCGATATCTTCTGCACCAAGATTTGCACTACCACCAACGTCACCAGCAGTTTCATACGTAATTGCTAACGTATTTGGTATAACGTTATTTATATCATGCACAACAAATCCTCGGTCAGCTAACCCAGATCCAGTAGTATAATAGTCGGTGGTAAATCGTGCCGCACCGCCGGCAGGTGGGACAAATTGTGTCAAGTTACGAACATCGGTGATACCCAAGAAAATATCATATCCACCTACGGGCGTACCACCAAGGTCGCCCGCTGTACGACCAACGAATGCTACCCGCCCATCTGATAATTCGGTAAGCGAATAAATTTCTTCATCGAATTCTGTACCAATCTGATTAATTAAGAATCCGGTATCAGAAAGTGGATTAGCGGGATCATAAAACGCAATCATATAATCGTACACACCCGTGTTACCCGTATTATATGCTACTACGTCACCAGATGCTACCGCTGCAATTCCAATACGTCCTGCGTTACTACCCGAGGTTAATTCAATTACATCGTACGCAAAGATATTACCATCGTCTGCTTCACCGTCACCGGCTACACCAATTTGTGTCCATGTAACTAAACTATTAATAGGATTAATTGCTCCTTCAATATAAGAGCCGGAATTTTTATATTCTTGTAAATCGTTTAAATCTAGTACGCCAAAAAATCCGTCAAACACATTACTACCTTCGTAAATTTCGTTCATGTATGAACTAGATATTGAAGTAAATGTTATAGACGCGCTTGTTAATAATGTTCCTGCAGTATTAGTTGGTGTTGTTGATGTACTGGATGTACCTAAACTTGCGGTTGAAGTTAGTGCTGAAGCAGAAGCATACCACATATCCATTCCCGTTTCATCTTGTAAATGATGATTACCAGTTCCAAAACCAGTACGAGCAAATCTAAATATCAATCCTCGGCGTCCGTTGGTATGTGATTCTGACCACCCTGCAGTGATATAATTAAATGTCGTAACATCACGTTCTATTGCATATAATGATTCTGCCTTATCGTGACCTAATCCATTAATAAAGAATACACTTCCCGTGTTATCAAATCCAGCAATAATACCATCACCACCCCCATGTTCAGCACCAGTTACTTGTGTACCAGAACTACTTGCATACCCCACAGCAAAAAATCGTCGTGATGAAGTGGCGACCGATGATGGAGATGCGGAGACTGCTTTCCAATATGAACCTGACGTAGTAGTTGTCCATTGACTTGTTAGTCCACCACTTTGACTAACAATTTCTGTTGCAAATCCATTCGTACCTTCCGTACCCACCACTACATATTCCAAATATCCAGAACCCGTACCGGTGTTTCGCATGTCCATTGCTTCCGTATTTGTAGAAGCGCTGTTGTGACTGCGCATCCATTCTATCATTGGAGTGTTGATAATTGTTCCTACTCCAAATGATGCTGTACTGACACTTCCCGTAATTTTTCCTGCAAAGGTAAACCTACCGTCTGATGTGGTTTCATGTCTGCGTACTCTATTTACTACTAAATTAGGATACGAGTTTTGTTCTTGAATAGTACCGTCAGTATCAACCGTTGTAAGAGTTGTTGTACTACCCGAAACAACGGAAAGTAAAATATAATCTGTGTTATTTTTTGTGACCCGAGCAACAGAGCTTGCATATTGATTGTCAGACGTACCGTACATTTTTGTCCACACAATAGATCCAGTAGAGTCTAACTTAATTAATAATGCATCTTGATTTCCACTTCCACTGTTAGTAGTACCACCGGCGACATATAGGTATCCCAAGGTGTCCCGAGTAATTGCATATGCGGTATCTGCTAATGACCCACCAGATATATCTCGTTGCCATTGAAGATCAAAATCCTTGTCGTATTTTGCAACTACAATACTTGAACTTTGAATATGGTTCCCAGCATAGTATTGTGACCCCGTACTGTCCGTTACCATATCAATAAATTCAATTTTTTCTGTAGTGTTCATTGACTTTACTAATCCACGACCAATACCATGTACGAATAATCTACTTTTCGGTACTAATTCATCTTTAGTATATCCGACAATATAAATTTTACCATTTGATGCTTGTGTTACGCCCGTAATAAAGTCATCAAAACGTCCAGTAACTTGGTAATATTCTGGTGGCGATGTATCTCCTGGACTAAACAATGCGATAAGACCGTTGTTATAATTAATATCAAAGTCATCATCTATCGCTGCTTTAGTACCCACAAATAACTGGCGACCGTCCTGTAATTCTATACCTTGTATAAAATTTTCGTCGGCCGACAAAACAGCTTGTCGTTTATCAAAAAATTGTGTACTGCTATCATCATATTGTAAAACGGGCATAGTCACATCAAGACCTTGTGGTTCTTGAGATCCAGAACGTTTTAATGTACCCGTTGATGTATCAAACTGCACGTAGCCATTTGTTAAGGCATTTCGTACAATAAATGAATTACTACCTGTGATGTAATCTAAATGCTTATAACCTAAAAACGGGATGTCTGGAGAAAAGGAGTACACACCTGACCCAGAATATGTCGTACCCGACCCCGAAGCGTCACCGGAAATCATTGTGTAAAATTTGAATTCTTCTACATTAAAGTTCAATCCGTGAACACGTAAATATTTTCCAGGATTATTAGATACAATTTGTCCTTGATTGTACCACACACTAGCACTATATTTATACAAATTTACTCCACCATCATTTGTATTACTGACCGCTGCGTATAAAGTATTATTAGCAATTTCTAAATGACAATCCGGTCGTACATTCGAACCGCTGATAATAGTTGTTACTGTTGGGAGTTCTGATAGGTTATTTGCGGATGTAAAGTTCCACACCTTTAAGTCAAATTTTCCAGAAGAACCGCTATTGTAAATAGCAGGAATATATATTTCCGATCCTATACGTTTTCCTACACTTGCGCGAAATGGATACAAACTAGACGACCCTGGTGTTCTAGCAATCTGTGCATCTGCTAAATCATATGTCCCATGATTGACTTCGGCATTAAACACTTGATTAACATAATTAAATGTACGAGAAAATACATCCCATTGTGATCCATTTGCTGTCAAGTAAAATGCATGAAATCTATCAGATGATCCATTAATTATACCACCCATCATATAATTTTTATTTGTGACAGATGGAAGTTCTAAATCGTTATGAGAATTGTGTGCACCACCAACGGACGGTGTGTGAACGCGAGCCATAACAGATAAATAATTTGTTGCTCCAGATTTTACAGACACGTTAATCATATGCCCATATTCTTCAATTCCAGTTGGTCCTTGTCTATCTTCTGCTCCCATTACAAATCGACCATTATTAAATGTCGCATATGACGTAGGATTGTGTGCATGATATTGATAAAAATCCCAAGTATATGATCCGGTCGGTACATACAAACGATCCCAATAGAAGAAATCGTCAAGTGTCGCACTAGTCGTACCATATTGTCCTAAATGAGCAAAGAAAAACGCATCATCTTCACGAACACCAGTAATATCGTTTACACCACGACCAATATGAATAATATCACTACCGTGATAATTGACCCAATTGCTAGACCCACTTAAACTTTCCGATACTAATTGTACGGTTCCTGTTATCGTGTGAAACCCATCAGTACGAGATCCAGATAGTAATGTATTCCATTTATACGCTCTAATTAATCCAGAGCCGTTATTGATCTGATTAGATGTGGAACTTGCTGAATAAATAATATAATATCCCTCGTCCATCCCGCAACCTGCGGGATGTGGGAGATACCATTTAGTATTATTAAGGTCTACACTTCTAGTGACATTAGTTATTGGCATTTAACACTACTCCTTCGTAATTTGCCCACGTATGTGAAGGACTGACATCGATCCATTGCTCTACTGTTTTATTAGTAAATGCTTCACCACAATCTAAATCTACAATATGAAATACCTTCTGTGACACACTATTACAATTAAAAATAATTTGTGTAAAGTCATCAAATGACGGGAGTACATCTTCAGTCACTATACAATCAAATGCGGTGTGACCCGTTGCTTGTTGTATTTCGGTAGTAAAGTTACTTGACGTAATATCAATATTATGAATTGGAAATTGTATTTTTTCTGGATTTTTGGGGTCTTTGGTTAGTAATTGAATATAAGATGAATTATCAAATCCGTATACGACCATACCCAACTTTTGTAATGATTCCATCAAAAATCCTAATGCACATCCTGCGACCAACACCCGACTACCTGCGGCAAGATTAAAATGTGTGACAATATGTTGCGCACGGATATCAAACATTTTCATAGATGTAAAATACTGACGACAGTATGTTGCCAGTTTTCCAGTACACACACAACTCTTTATGTGTTTAGCTTTACATCCTTTTTGTTTGTATACGTATTTTTCATAGGAATTACGAAAACCTTCTACGTTCCAATTATAAATTTGTGCCATAATTAACCCGAGATAGGAATACCAGGACGGAAAAGTAAATCAGTAGTATTAATTGCAAATCCAATATATAATACTCGAATTGTTGAAGATGGTGTTGGTGGTGATGAAGTTAATCCACCAAACTCATCAAGAAAATATGGAGCGCCTGCTACAAGTCCACTTAATTCCGGTATTACACCTGCTGCGTAATATACGCCTGCCTGTTTAAATAGTACTGCATTTAATTGAGATGCCGTGTCATTATAACTTGCGTTGGTTACAGTATTGTTTCCACTTATTCGTACTATTTTACCATTAGTTCCACCTACCAAACCATCTACAGTGAGTGCAACGTCAGTAATAAGATTTGTCGATTTGATAAATGCCATACTATACTCCTAACCGTGTTAATTCAAAAAATGTATTGTCTGCTTCTATAGTACCTAAATTTTCAGTATTACTATATGTTATTTCTATATAATCATTTAATTCTAAATAATATGTTTCGTCTAATTCAGCCGATTCGTTTGCGCCTAACGTTATTGTTTCTATATCTGTGGTGTTGTTTTTTTTGACATTAATCGTATATGAATCAGATGAACCATTTATACCAGTTAAAATAAATGCACGTAATCTATAATATCCAGCAGTGGATACTGTAAATTTGCTAGGTTCGCCGTTATCCCAATATACGTTTCCTGCCGAATCAGCATTTGTATTAAATACAATATCAGATGTTAACCATTCTATAGCAGTTTCTGTACTTGATACCGATAATTGATTTTGCAATTCTGCTTTTATTCCGCTAAATTCAAATCCAGGAATTAACGAACTACCGAATGTATATCCCACCAACTGAACTTCCACGAATGTACCTTCAACTAATCTACCAATATTATTATCTTCGGACGCATATAATATAATTTCATCACCGCTATTTAATAATGTAGTTACGTCATATATACCCGATTGATAAGCAGCCATCGACTCTTGTATTAATGTCGATGAGTTTCTTTTTAATTCGATAGTATATGACGCACCGTTACCTTCTTGTCCCGTGTATATTGACAAATGTAATCTATAGTATCCGGTAGTTGGAATGCGTATTATAGTTGCAGCTGATGCATTAAAAAACCCAGAGGTATCAAATTCTTCTGTATCCCATGGTATTGTACTTAATGTATCATTTAAAAATACATCATTTGCTAAACTAATTTTTGTTCCGAAAAATTGTTTGATGCCGGGCGTGTTGGATATATTCCACTTCACGCTATCGTATTTCCACACTTTTCCATTTCCATCTGTATATTGCTGTCCCGTCGTTGGGTTTGTCGGAAAACTTAACATATCACATTCCTATTAATTTAGACTTGCACTAACATATTTAGTGCCGTTATAGATATACAACCAATTACCAGAAAAATAAATTGATCCAGTTAATGGTGTAGTTGGTTGAAAATTTGGAATAGTAAACGTTATAGATGAACTTGCTGCTTGTACAACAGCACCTACATCGTATGTTGGGTCTGATTGTAATACCCACTGCCCTTGACTTGCGCTAACATAATAGATGTATGTTTTACCAGTTGTGTTATCATACCATAGTTCATTCTGAGCAGGATATGCCGGTGCGGTAGCTGACGATGTTATTGCCGAAGAATTTAATGCATACGATGCTGTAGTTGCGAAACTTGCTGTACCGTTGAAAGAACCAGTAAATGAGCCGGTGTACGATGCCTGGCCGACCGTTGCACTTCCCGTATATACTGATACTTTAAATGTTAGACTAGAAGTTTCTGCGTAACTACTTGAAATTGAATTATTTGCCCAACTACTGGTACCAATAAGTTGACCAGTAAATGATCCACTAAATGACCCAGTATTAATTTGTACCGAACTGGATACAAGTCCACTAGGTTTATTTGTTATATCGTCCCAATCACTTGACATTCCACTAACATAAGACGCAGTGGTTGCGTAGTTTGCCCAACTACTAGTACCAAATAACGAACTAGTTATACCTTGTGTTACATTTAGTGAACCGGTAATGTACTGATTTCCATTAAATTGATTTGAACCAGTTGTTACAAATATATTATAGTTTGATATTTGTGTAGATGATGATACCAATCCAATTGGTTTGTTTGAAATAGTATCCCATGTACTGGCCGCTCCACTTACATATGAAGCAGTTAATGCATACGATGATGACGCTGCAAACGCAGAATAAGACGCAGATTCAATAGACCCACTAAGCGATAATGCATAAATAGCATACGACGAAGTTACTGCGTATGACGCAGTTATTGCGCTCTGTGCTACATTTAAGTATGGAGAAGTCTGGGATACTAAAGTTGTAGGTTGTCGTAAAATGACACGCGTATTATTTATTTCACTTTCTATATTGACATTTAAATCTGGAACATCTAATTCAATATGTGCCATTAGTAATCTCTAGTAACTGCTGGTCTGATCGTAAATGCCCCTTCTAATAAACGACGAACAACTTCGCCCGAAGATCCCGTAATCATCAATAAATCGTACACATATGTACGTTGTTCTAACATATCTGTTTGTTCCGGCGTTAAACTAACAAAAATACTACCACTAGCATATGGTAATATTTTTTCTACATTAAATGTGGCGGCAACTTCTGTTGTTGTGTAGTTTTCACGCATTTGCCCAACAAACGTGTAATTGGTAATGTCTATAGGAACACTACCAGATGTATCGGTGTATATATGTGCAAGAATTTTGAAAGTTTCTCCTTGACCTATATCAAAATCCGTAATGTCTGCCATAGTATTCTCACGAAAAAAGCACTCTTGTATAAATATCAAAAACCATATTAAGAGAGTGATTTTGACTTATAAAAATATAACTCTCGCAGATGAATGAACACCTGCGAGAGTTATTATTAAATTGTAACTACGATTAGTAGTTCAATACGCAATAGTCTGGTTGAATTTCAATTGTGAATTCAACTTGGTCATCTGCACCCCAATCCATTTCTGCAAAGTCTACTTGAGTAATTTGTGCACCCTTAATAATCCACTCTTCAACCTTGTCACCTACTGGGCCAAGAACGTTGAGGGTTAAATCTTTCTTGTAGAATTCAAGATAGCCGTCACGGCCTGTTACTGATTCGTGGTGTAAACGAACCCATTCCATTACTGCTTGTGCGCCTGATGGAACAATTGGATCGTAAAGTGTCAATGACATTGTGCCCCACTTGGTTTTGCCCTTAACATAACGTTGAACGTTAATGTGGTCAAGTGCTTTTGCGTCTTGGGTTAACTTTGGACGATTGATTTTCTTTACGATGTATGAAGGAATACCATCCATATAAAGGATGAAGCGATTCTTCATTTTTGGTTCAAATGCTGTAAAGAATAGCTCTTGTTCTTGTACTAGGTTTGCCATGTATAATCTCCGAAAGGATATCTAGCTATAAATATTAAATTAGTTGAATTTGTGGAGGGAATTTTTTAGGTTCCCTCCACAGTTTCAGCTTACGCTGTTGGGAATGTAGCGCCCGTTGGAAGAACGTTGAAGTCAAGAATAATGAATTCAGCGGTCTTTGTCGGTTGTAGATAGAGTTGTCCATAGAGGATGTTTCTATCGATAATATCCGGTGTATTGTTGGTTTCATCCATAATAACACGGAATGCGTACAAACCAGAACGTTCTTGGACACTTGCCAAATATGGATTGACAATGTTTAAGAAACGGTTACGAGTGGATTCCACGTTTTGTTCGAATACGAGGTAACGTGAAACACTTGCAATATATTTCTTCACAGCGATTAACAAACGACGGACATTTACACGGTCAAGTGCTGATGGACGGCGTTGTAAGGTCTTTTGACCCCATACACAGATGCCTTGACCTGGGAACTGTGCGATTGGGTTTACCTTACCTTCGTACAATGTGTCACGAAGTGCTTGTGGAAGTCTTGCACGTACACCGACTGCACTTGCGATACCACCACGATTCAAACCAGCTGGTGCAAACCATTCTGCTGCAACGTTGTCGTTGTATGCATAAATTTCTGGAAGAATGACTGAAGGTGGAACCCAAAGCAATTTGTTTGTATTTACATCAATGACTCTTAACCAAGGATAGTAAGTTGCTGCATAGTTACTATCAATTTCTGCAGCCTTACCAGTTGCGTTTGCAATGGTCGAGTTCAATCCAACAGTATCCATCAAATAGAATGCATCACCACGTTCTTCACACAAACTTAATGCTTCGTTTGCGATATACGAATGATATTCGTAAATAACGCCTGGAAGTACAAGAAGGTTGAAGTCCCATTGGTCTTGATTACTGATAGCTTGGATAGCTTTCTTATATGCTACTGAACCATCGGTTGTTGAATTTGCTAAATTAAATCCTTGTGAATTTGAAGCAACAATGTCACCACCGAGATTAATATCACGTGCTGGATTTAATCCGTCAAATCCGCCTTGGAATGGAACAGAGAATTTACGATATGCGAGACTGTCATCATCATCAATATCAATAGTCTTTGATGTCAATCCATCTGGAACATCACTTAATGATTCAAGATTAAATGCTGAACCAACACTTACTGAGCCTGATGGAATTGGTGCAAGATATGATGGATTTGTACCTTCTGTGGTCATAAAGTTCCAACCATAGTAGTACTTCTTATCTACTGCATCAATTGAATATCCTTCCGTTGAACCACTCAACCAACGTGAAGTGACATAATCTGGTGATACTAATGCTGTTGAAGTTACACTTACTGGTGATTGTAGTGCCGCAAATCCATATGGTACTGCTGTTTTTGGAATTACTGCATCGCTCATTTCAACATATACATACTTTGAACGATTTGGGAAATCACCTTGATAATAACGTTCGTCAGTATTTGGATCGTCATATGGAGCACTATTACCAACAACACGTGCGATAAATTGTGGACTATCTGGATCCAATGTTACATTATCATATTGTTCAAGAACTTCAATACGTGCATCCGTATCATCATATGAACGAATCAACATAGTAAATGTTGCCCACTCATCTTCATCAGATGCTTTTTTCATATTCAAGAATGATACTTTAATTTCTTTATTTGATGCTACACCGTCACCCAATGTCCAGAATTTAAACAAGTCAATGTTATCACCACCAACTGTTTGTGATTGAATCCAAGGAGTTGATGCGTTACTGTATCGACCGTATACTGAACCAGAGAAGAACAATGCTGTACTTGAGGTTACTGCGGACATAGTGACTGCGGTTCCAACAGATGTTATTGCTTCTGGGAAGATTGCATACACATACGCACCCTTACTAGTTGCCGGTGTGTATCCAAAAAAATCACCTAGATATGCTGATGAACCTGCGTCGCCACTTAATCCACTTGCACTAATATCAGCTGCGGTTCCTGGAACGTTTACTGAAAGATTAAAACTTCCAGAATTTCCTAATATAGTAACATCTGAAATAGTGTTACCAGTACTACTTGGATGCAATACTGCAAACAATTTTTGACCAGTTGATCCACTTGCGTAGATTAATGCTGGTACAACTTCATCATTATCGTATCCGTTTAATCCAAGAACACGAACGATGGTTGCTACACCTGCTTCACGTAGATAATTTTTTACTGTTAATCCCGTATAGTGATTTGCGTCGGCTTCACCAAATTGGGTAACATACTCTTGTTGACTTCTAACGATAGTTGGAATAAATGCTGGACCTTTTGGTGTCGGTCCAATGAATGCACCCCCGATTTCACTAATACCTTGAGTCAAGAAACTCAAATCTCTTTCTCTAGTGAAAACGCCTGGTGACACAATGCGTTCTGCCATACGAATCCTCCAAATGGGTTATATTATACTGTTATTTCTCCGGTATTCAAATCGATGTTACCGGTACCATATTTTTCTTGCAACTTATTATAAATAACCTTTTCTCTTTCTTGGAAGTCCGTGAATTTTTGTTCTTCGTTTTTTATGTTATTTTCTACGGTTTCGATTTCTTTTTGTAACAACACTTTTGTAAGGTGCATTTCACCGATAGTAGAAGTAATAACATATAACGTGTCCCGTAAATCTTGTACTTCTTTCAACTCTTCTGGCGTGACCTTTTTCATATAGAATCCTTTTTAAAAATTATATACCTATCATAAATATATGAAATTTTTCTGAAACATTGATATTTTTTTATATGTCGTTTACGTCTGTCACGATTTCGGAATTGAATACAACTTTCTTTGCGGTGTAGTTTATACGGGATGTGCTGACTCTATTTCCATCACGGTTTAATGCCGATTCTGGAACGATGTATGCCTTAACGTCTATAGTACATCTGCTTCTTACAAGTCTGTCATTTGCATTTGGTAAATCATTTGTTTGGTCAAATTGATTGATTCTAGTTATAAATTTATAATTGTTATCTTCACCCCAATATTCATCACTTTCAAAAGATACGCTCTCTACTATTTTATTCATCTGTTCCATATACTCGGTCCATATGATGGTTTCATATGTAATATCGTAATAGTCGGGAACCATCACAGATTGAAATGTTTGCGATGGAGTGATTCCATTTAATGCCGTAAATTTATCGTATATATTACGAGAATTCCAACCAGTTTTAAACAGATATTCTTGATATTTGTTTACCGGTGAGTTCATACTATTTTTCTTTATGCTTGTACGCCGTATCATTATGATTGGCAACTGAATTTTACCATTCTTGTCACGGATGGCACCATCACGTTGTACAGACTTCCATCTTTCTGGATTTCCGTAAATAACAGGAACTTTAATTTGTTTACCGTCTTGTGTAACTACTGGAACTATTTTTGATTGTAGATATTTGATAATAGAAGTATCTACTGTCATCAGTCCTACTGACGTTGGTAGTATTTGTTCTTTTTCTTGTTTATTTTCTTCCCCACGACTTGTTCTGCTTCGTGTAGTTTTTAATGCTCTATTAAATCTTGGAATGCTCATATGTGCGTTTCCTCAATATTAATTGCACTACGACGAGTCAAGTGAGTTGTGCAAATAATTGAATGATCAAATTGTGGACGACTTGCTATCAATTGTACATCATTTACATTATCAATTTCATAAAAATTGTCATTATATCCAATAATATCACCAACTTCAGGAAACACATCAACATCTTGTAATAGTTTTTTAACAAATTTAAATTCGACAGTTTGTGTTGTATCAAATCCAAATCCTTCTGAAACTGCTTCAGTTTTAGGATATTGAACCAATCCATGTAATTGAATTCCACGGTATCTAGTTTTACTCGTAGATTCACCGTAAATGTTTACACTAGTAATTTCTGGAATTATTCTATACAACACGACCGGTACATCAACTACTTCAATTACTATTTCTTTGTTGATGTGTTGGAAGAACTGAAAGTCTCTTTCAGATACAAAGCGTGGCATTAACTATCTCTTAATAAATGTATATTGGCGTTGGGATGTGCTTGAATATTTGCTGCATAGCTTCGGCATTTTCCATACTCTTTTTTAATTGAGCTTGGTGTCCCGTTTGTTCCAACGTTTCACGAAGTTCTTCAACCAATCCCTTCTTTTCATCCGCAGCTTCTCTACGCAAAGTTTCACCATCTAATGTTATTTCAGCATCAGGAATAGGTATTCTTTGATACTTTGATCGTATATTACCTAATAATTCTTTTGCTGTTGCTAATGTGTATTTGTAAATCCACAAACGCCCAATACTATTAATGTTTTTGTATTGGATATTATCATATGGAATATTTGAAAAATCAGAAACAATAGAGTTTTCTGAGCCAGATTGATAGAGTGCATTTCCACTCATCTTATCATCTACAACCATATAATCAAACCACACAACAGAATTTACTTTAAAAACTGGTTGAAAATGAACAATATTATTTGCTATACTAAAGCTGTATTGACTTTTACGAATCATATCATTGATTTCAATTGCTTGAATACGGAGTAAATCTTCGTATGCCGGCATCATCACGAAGGTAACTGGTGGTGAGTATCCATCAAATCCAAATTCACTCATCAAGTTCGTTAAACCAAGACCCGTGGTTGCAAATGGGTCATAGTAACGTGCAATGGCTGGTGGCATGTAGTGATAGATACGACGAACTTCTATTGCTTTTCCAGTATCTTCTGGCAATACCCAATTTCGTAAATCATATGATTGAGTGTATGCTGATGCACTAATTGCTGCAGATTTAACTGATACATTACCACCACTTTCTGCTTCAGTTCCATATTGTGCTGATAATTTTACCAATTGTGGAATTGGTGTAGAAATAATATTACGTTGAGTAATTTCTGTAGACGTACTCATTCCTTGCAACGACAACATATGTTCTCGTGCATTAAATTGATTAACTTGATTACTATATGTCGTTATTGCTTCCTCAAAACATGCATAAATTTGTCTATGCGTTAACTCAACATCAACTACTGGGTATCCCAATCTGCGTGCTACGAATGTTGCAGCTTTTGGTGCTTCAATTTGAAATTGAGGATCGTTATCATAGAAACCAAATGGAGTTAATCCATATGGGTTTACAGGTCTTTCTTCAAACGTAATTGGTTCACGATTTTGCATGTGTCTCCCCAAATAGATACAGATATAAATATCAAATACTGTTTGATAACTTGTGTTATAGGCATAAAAATGGGAACCATTTCTGGTTCCCATTTTACTACAATCAAAAGTTTATTAAACTCTTGAGAGCTTGTCGAGGTAGATCTTACCGAAGAATTCCGGACGAACAATCTTCTTCGCGTAACGGGTCATTACGCCGCGACGTGGTGTGAAGTTGTTTGGATCATAGACAAGTGGGGTCATAATTAATGGAATGTATGGTGCATATACTGCGCCAGTTTCCAAGAATTGTGAACCACGGAAGCCCATCAACATTACGTTTTCCTTCATGTATGGGTTCTTGTATACGGTGAAACGGTTAGCAAATGAACCAATCTTGGTTACACCAGCTGCGAATTCCATCTTGTCACCATCGGTACCAGCTTGGAAGCCAGGAATGGTTTCAAGAATTGTTGCTGCGGTTGGCGAAACAACTGCGAAGTTTGCACCACCACGCATTGTTGCTTGGTGAATCTTGTTTGATACTTTTTGCATCTTTTGACCAAGTGTTTGGTACCAGGTCATATTGGTCCATGCAGTTCCTTGGAAAGAGTTAGCTGCAAAGGTTGAACCGTTCCATACAGTACCAATTTCTGCTGACCAGTATTCGGTGTTAGCTGCTGGTGCTGCTGCAATTAACATATCAAGAATTTCAAGGTCAATTTCAGTTGCAACATAGTCACTCAACATTGCTGTTAATTCTGCTTCTGCGTCAATTGAGTGGTATGCGTTCAAGTCTTGTGCAAGTTCTGGTGACCAGACTGCCTTCAACTTACGGGTCTTAGCAACGATAGTTTCTGACTTAAGTTCCAAATCAATTTGTGGAATTGCCAAATCAGTTGTTGCGTCAACTGGACCGCCTGTACGATCTTCAAAGTCACCACGGGTTGTGTCCGTTGGTTGCTTGACAAAGAACAAATGTGTTGCTGCATCGTTTGTAGTTGCGTTTACGATGAAGGTAAGATTTGTACCATCATACTTGGTAAATTCTGGAAGCAATTTGCTTGCAAAATCAACGGTTGAACCAGAAATTACGAATGCACGTGATGCTAAGAAATCACCGTTTGATGCAGAAACTGCTGGTACTACGTACTTGGTCAATGAACCAGTTACAAGGAATTCATCATTGTAGTTTACATCAGCAAATGTTACTGATTGTGATGCTACTGAATTGATTGCAACTGACGCGTCATTGATTGAGTAGCCATAACGTCCTGCACCATACAAACCACCGGTAGTTTGGTTACCGAAAGTGGTGAATGGTGAAGAAAGTGTACTACCATAAAGTGATTGTTGTGCGGTTTGACCGTTTGCGGTATTACCGTACTTGAAGTCCATATAGAACACCAAACCTGCTGGGAGGTTCATTGGTTGAACTGATACGAAATTCTTTGATGCAATTGAACCAAAGACCTTACGGACTAATGGAAGTGCAACACCTGCCCAGTTTTCACCAGCTGTGCCTGCACCTTGTGGATTTGTTACTGTTACTTCACTGATAAGTTGTTGTGCTTGGTTTTCAAGCAAAACTGACATACCTTGCTTTTCATATCCCTTTAAGCCTTCAAGAAGACCTGACTTTTCCCACTTTGCTGATAATCCGCGTGTTTGGTTGATGATTACATCGTGAGCGGACTTAGCTTCACTAATAAGTTCATGTACTGACATGTATATTTTCTCCTAGATTATAGAATGCCTGCGAGTTGTTGTAAACGTTTTGCTATCGTATTTTCAACGATAACTTCAGCCTTTGGTGCTGTACTTGGTGTAGCTTTTGATGCTAAACCTTCTACTACAACTTTCTTGCGTGATGCGTTGAAAGTTTTAGCTGCTACTGAAAGATTTTCTACAAGTGCAGCGTAAACAAGCTTAACTTCACGAACGGTGGTTGCTCGATCGAATGATTCGACAATGCGAACTTTTTGATCATTATTGAGTCCTTCCTTACGGAAAATCTTGTTTGTAAAGAGTAACTTAGCGTTTAACAAGTTAACTTCTTGTAAACGGCCACGGAGAACATTAACTGCTTCTCTATATTGTGCGAGTTCTTGCTTGAGTCCTGCAAGTTTAGCAGCCATTGCGTGTGTCTTGTCCTCACCACCATGTGCTTCAGCACCGGCTAGGTCGTCTTCGGCTTCAAGTTCTGCAAGAATTTCTTCAAGGGAAACTTCTTCTTCTTTTTCTTCACTTTCCTTTAATTCTTCCTTCTCTTCTTCTTCCTTTGCTTCAGCTACTGGAGCTTCTTTTTCTTCTTCCTTTGCTTCAGCTACTGGAGCTTCTGGCATTTCTTCTTCTGATTCTTCTTTATTTTCTTCCGAACCAGAGAGAGCTGCGATATCGTTTTCTAATTCTTTGATAATTTCACCGAGATCGAAATCTGCTTCGTCCCAATCATCATACCAATCGGTTTCACTATCAGATGGTGCTTCACCACTCATATCCATTTCTGATGCATCAAATGCATCATCTGATGGTTCTTTGTTGTCGCCGGTGCCGATAGTTGAACTGTCAGCTGGCATTTCGGAAGAACCTTCTGCTTCACCATCTTCAAATGGTGTTTCTGTTGCTTCTTCCATTTCTGGTGCGTCTTTCTTAAGTTCTGGTGTTTCCGTAGCACCTTCTGCTTCAACACGGAGACGGCGTGCAATCATACCCTTAATTTGTGGGGTGATTGATTCTTCCAAAACGAGCTTAGCATTAGCAATAGCAGTTTCACGAACTGCTTCTGCATCTGCAATAGCTTGTTTTAAAAGCTTGTTAGTAATTTCTGCCATAAAATGTTACTCCTATAGGGATTTAAGTAGATATTAGTATCTGCTATTTTACTTTGAAATTAAACCCACTAATAATAAACTAGTGTTTCTATAATAAATATAAGGTTATTTTCTAAAAATTCAATTTTATTAATTAATACTTTTTTTGACGAGCTAATCTTTTTTCTTCCCGTTTTCGTCTACGAAGAGCTTCTTGGCGCTTTGCTATACGTTTTTTAGATGGCTTCAAAAAAAATTCTCTACGTTTAAGTTCTGGGATTAGTTCTGATTTTTTTACCATACTATTGAAAACCTTTAAAGCCTTTGACAACTCATCTTTTCCTTCTCTTACCGTAACTTCCATACTTCCTCCGAAATTATTTAACGTGGTTTAACTCTTATTCCAAATCTTTTTGCGTACGCATTTACCATACCCATTGCTTGTTTATACGCTGAATGTGTTTTGTCTTTACGTAATGCCGTCTGTACAAAAATCTTCTCACCCGTATCTGGATTAGTGACTTTACTTCTTAATAATTGTTTTATTGTTTCTCTTTTTGATTTTGGTGTGGTAGTTGGTGGTGCTGGTTGTGGTTTCTTTACAGCCAAACGTTTTTTTGCTGCGTTTTCAATTTCTTTCGCAGGTTGCCCGTCCTTTGGATAATCAAATATAGGTTTTTTAATTTGAGCTAACAACTGATCCCTTTCATTCTGGTCTTTACCCAATGCGTATAAAAATTTATGTTTACCAGTTTCCGGCTTTAATTTCTCAATAAAAAATCCTTTGTCTGCTAACGATTTTAGTACAGAAGATTTAATTGTTGTTCGAGTTACTGTATCGCCTGTTTTTGGATCCGTAATTGCCCAACCAGTACGAGGTGGTTGTTCTCCAAGATATGTTGCATTACTTGCTTTATACACAGACCCTGCGTGACCTTGTGCGCTGTCTGCGTAGGATACAATTGCTTTTACTGGTTTACCGTCTTTAGTTTTTGCGTTTGTACGAATGTATTCATTACCACGCGATATTACCATTGACCCAAGATTTGGTACTAATTGTTTTGCTTCGTCAGTAGTGAACGCCCGTTGAAGTTCCCACAGTTGATTGTTTGCCATCACACCTGGTCCAAAAATATCGGTTGCCGCTTGCCCTCTTGTCCCAATACCATAGACCAATGTTCCCGACAATTTACCATCAACATATACGCCTAATGTGGATTGAACAGACTTTGGCCATTTTTTGAGATAATGTTGGGTACGTATCCACTCGTCTGCTTGTACGTAATCGTCATCACCTTTTTTAATAGGACGAAGTTCAACTTCTTTTTTAGGAGATGTTGTAGGTTCTTCAGGTTCTTTTACTTGATGCACCAACATCTTAACGTCTGGATATTTTGCTTTTAATTTATTGACTGCTTCAATATTTTTTGGTGAGTCGTCAACAAATGCAACTCTAGTGTATCCGTCTTGTATTTGTTTTTCTATGTATCTTGCTTTTTTTTCTGGGTTGGAATCTCCCAGTGCCGCAATTGCAACACTACCCGAACGAATTCCAATCATTTTTAAAAATTGTGCAACTGGTCTAGTATGCCCTCGGGCCGTTAAAACCACAACTTTATCTGCGCTCTCTACTGCAGCTTTTAATAATTTAACAAATCGTTGAATTGGTCGTGGATTTTTTAATTGCTCAAATTCTGAAAAATCAAATTGATCGCCCGGCTGTTCTTCATATGTAGCATATTCAGCTGGATCCATTTCTATCCGATTACCATTTCTAACGACAATAACCTTGGCATCTGTGCGTGCCAAGGTATCATCAAAATCTGTTACAAATAAAGTCTTTCCCTTTGCCATTTTTAATAAGTAAGTACTTTATACGCAACAGCTACCATTTCATTAATTGAACGACCGAACAGTTTTTGTTTGTTTTCTTCGTTTAATTTACGAATCACGGTCATCAACATATTTGCCGTAAACGTATCTACCATTTTACCTTTTACAAAGTCTGGTGTATCCGTTTCAACAATACGTTTTAGCGTCTGTTCGACGTTTTCAATCATATTATACGTCCTTTTTTTTACGTGGCTTTCTTGTAGTTACTTTTTTAGCTACACTTTTAACTTTTGTTGCTGCAGCTTTAACGTCAGCAACATTTACCACACCATCCTTATTGACATCTACTACTTTTTCTACGGTATCTTCTACTTTTTGTGCAGTTGTCTTTACGGTCTTAACTAACGGAGTATTCATATCCTTAATGACATACCAAGCAATTGCAACAAAAAGTGCGAGTATAAGTATAAATCCTAGCATATATTTCTCCTTTTATTTTATTTCGCTGAGGAAATCGTGAATTAATTTGTCAATATTGTCATAAGGCGCAACAACTTTTGATTGAACATTTTCGTTGATAAATGCACCAATAGTTGATGGATTACTAACAATATCAAAACAAATTAACGAAAAATCTTCTTGTACTTCAACGGTGTTTTCTCCAAGCGATTTTACCGAACCCATACCTCGGGACGATACGCCTAGACGGATATTGTTCTTAATAAGTTCACGAACAATATTACCAGTTGGTGTGGTGAGTATTTCAATGTCTCCACGAACGTCATCACCTTCTGTCCATAATCCGACGATATTGCAGCAAACATTCTTAAGGTTGACAACTGGACTTTCTGGATGGTCGAGTTCACCTAATGCTCGGCGGCTTTCCACAAAGTTCTTCTTATACATAGCCGCTTCACGCATCAAAATTTCTTTTGGATAGACTCGGCCGTTTTGGTTTTTGGCATCGGCACGTTGTAATACGACATTACGAAGAACTAATGGTTTGTTACTGTCCATTGCTTCCGTTAGAATACTACGGTCGTATTGTAATTCAGTATATTCACAAAGTAATGCCATATATTTTCCTATAATTAAATATCGTATGGGTCATTGATACTAAACGTATCAGTTTCAGAATCATAACTAAATGGTTGTTCATAGCTATTGTTATTTTGAGCTGTCCAAACTGCTGCCTTTCTTGGAATACCCGTTGCGGCAATAAATTCATCCGCAGGAATGTCATCATAATACTTGTACTTACCTAATAATGCATCGGAAGTATCAAAAAATTTACTAATAACTTTGTCAGCAATTCTATTCCCCGCATCAGTACCGGTGTATTTTCCCATTGCGTTAAATTCCGCATCCTTTTCTGGTTCTGGTCTGTTTCGTCGTCGTTGTTGATCTGGTGTTTTAGTTACCATTGTAGATGCACCAATAGGACGATTTGCTTTTTTTGCTTTATCAGCCGCTAACGGATTCATAGCTTTTAATGGAACAAGTTTTCCACTTTGGGTTGTATGGGTTATTTTGTCTTTTGTACCCCAACGACCAAATCCTCTATATACTAAACCTTGCTTCTTTGCATCATCACTTGCTTGTGATTCTAATTCCAATTCTTCGTTGATTGTTTCACGAATAATTTCCATTAAACGAGATTTTTTCATATTATCCTCTCATCTCACGAAGGCGGCCGGCAAGTTCTACAAGCTTACCTTCTAGTTTGGTCATTTGGTGTTTGGTACGTTTCCACAATTTGTCGTCTGAAATACCGTACTCTTTCTTTAAACGACTATTCATTTTTAAAGCCCGTTCTACTAGCTTTAATTGTTTGTTTAATTCAGAGATAGCCGTACCAATCTTTTGATGAGGAAGTTTACTGGTATCATTCCGATATTCATAGTAATAGTTTTCCGTGAGAGTCTTAAACTCATCTTTTAACTTATTATAAGACTCGGTTAACTTATCACCTTTATTGTCTTTTTTACCTTTATTTGTCAGCGTATACCCGATGCGTTTTGCCATACGGTCAACTGATGCGGTTCTATCTTTTTCCCCAGAAAAAGCATGTGGAGTTAAATACCCAGGAACACCGGCAGTAGTTGAAATTTCATTCATTAATTCACGAACCATCTTTCGAATATATTCACGGAGGCGTTGTTCTTTATCCATATATTAACTCAACGAATTCATATCTTGTACTAATTGATATGCAATAAGAAGTGCTGTGATGTGGTTTTCTTTAATGATTGGTTTTGCTTGTATATTTTTTAGTTGTGCAACGACTTCGTGTAGTTTGATACGAGTTACCTCGTTTTTAATTTTTACACTTTGTTTTTTAATTTGAGATTCTAAAAACGTTGCTTCAGCTATTGCATATTTTCTAAACTGCTCAACATCTGTTCCTTTATTGATATATTCACGAAGTAATGCTTTTTGTTTGTCATTAAAATTACTATATTTTTCATTAAATCGTTCTAATAAAAATTTATATGACAGATAACGAATTTCTTCATCTTGACCACGAAGTGCTTCAACGTATGAGCTTTCTTTAATAATTTCTTCTTCTTTAAAAATACCTTGCAAATGTTCCACTACCAAAAAGCGTGATTTTACCACATCCTCCAATTGCATCACATCATCAGAACCACTTTCAAAAAGTTTATAAATTGATGCATACACTTTATAGGAAGGAACACGACCGTTTAGAAATTGTTTTAAATCACAATTTTGTTTAATTTCTTTAATTAAAAGAAATTTTTGTGCAGAAAGTACTTTTTCATTTAAACTACGGCGGCGTTGAACAATTAAATCAAGCATGTTAAATGCTTTACTTTCCGTCAACTTCGGTGTATTAAAAAACGTGCGATATAATTGCAACTCCTTTCCAAGTTCTGATTTTGGATGGAAGTGCTCACGCATCAATTTGATGGCAAAACTATCTTGTTTGCCATCTAATACATCCGTTGCGATTTTTCTAACCAGCAATTCAAACAAAATGCCGGTATTCTTAATTTTATTGTGTTTGAGGCTCATATGTTATCCGTATTTAACGAGTAAACAACCATCATATAAGTAAATATAATCGACATATACTAACCGTCCAATTTAGTGTCTGGAATAATGCTGTCAGCAATCATCTGACGGTATTTACTTACACCCTTTCTAGGTAATTTGTCTAGAAATTGCTTGGCTTCCGTAGAAAGTGTACTTCTTTTATAGGTTTTGGTATTTTCTTTATGCCCCAAAGGATCTCTACCTAACGGATGTCTATCCGTACCAAATTTTAATCCTTCACGGGGACGACCAACTTTATTTTTCACTAAAATTTCTTCCAGTTCATCGTCCATCGATTCATCTTCATCGATATCTTCCCCCAACGAATTTAAAATAGCATTTACATCGTCGAGTTCCTCTGGTTCCACACCATCTTCTTGGCCCATTTCTGGGTCTGGTCCTAATTCAACATCAGCATCTGCTGGAGTTGCTGGTTGTAATTCACCCGATGGAGCGTCACCACCTTGTGTTCCCGATTCTTGTGGTTGTGCCGCAGCTTGTTGTTCTTGAACACGTTTAATATCGTCCATTATTTTTTTACGCTCATCTTCAACTTCTTCTTGCGACATTTCAAGAATATGCTTATATACCCAATCTTGTGAAAGAATTTGAGCTTGTCCGCCGGTCATATCTCTTGCCAAAGCAAACTTTTCTTTCCAAATATTAATTTTTTCTTGTTCGTAAAGCGTAGATGGATTTGTTAATGCTAATTCAAAATTTACCAATTCCTCGTCAGTAAATCCTTGAACATATAGATGAATAATAGCAATTTTAGTTAATTCCGATACCACGATACGTTGGATACGTTCAACTGTTCGAGCAAAGCGAACGTCTTGTGCAGCCAATGTAGCTTTTCCATTAATATCTTCTTCATATCCAATAAATGATTTAGGGACTTTAAATGCTGCAAGTAACTTTTGACGAAGGTATTCAATATCTTCAATAGCATTAAATTGTAGACCTTGCATTGTTTCAATGTCAGTACCCGAATCTCTACCACGAACGGGCATATAAAAATCTTCTACAATGTTCATCATGTTATAACGAAGATTATAATCACCAGTTTTTGGATCGATAAGTGGTGACTTTTTCATGCGATCAATAATACGCTGCATATATGTTTCCACTTCATTTGGTGGAATATTACCAATATCAATCTTAAACTTACGTTTATCTGGTGCACGCATAATGCGATGTACTAACATTGCGTCTTCCATCAATTGTAATTGCTTCCAGACACGACGACCGCCTTCAATCATTGCCTTACCATATGGAAGGAAATTGGTATCAGAAAGGAGACGGAAGTGTGCAATTTCGTAATTATCGAATTCCTTTTTTCCAAGATTCAAGAAATCATTTTGTATGTGAAACTCTACAGAAAAAGGATTTTCTGGATTCGCACCTTCCACTCTAGTAGTTTCGTAAATTGATAACGGTACAGCGTTAACGATACCATACTCTGGGTCTATGTCCAGATATAAGAAAAAATCCCCGTATTTTGTAAGATTGCGAATCCACGGCCAGAGATTAAATTCCACATTTAATACATCATAAAATAAATTTTCTAGAATCTGTTGAATTTGTGTGTTATCAGTTTTAATAGCAAGAATTTTACTGAATTCGTCTTTTACTGTAGATTCGTCTGCGTAAATGTCCAACACAGAAGATATAATTGGATCATTATCCATCATATCGTAATCACGGAATAATTGGAGACGTGCGCCTTGAAATGCCGCTGCAGTTTCCATTCTACCGTAATGTGAACCATATCCACCAGTTCCCGATTGATATACGCGAGTATATCTGTCAACACCTCGTCTATTGATAAAAGACTGAACGTTGTCTGTGTCAGCGATGCGTAATTTTTTACCACCGACATTTCTGACGATGGTACTTGTAGAAAATAATTTTTTAAGTCTTGAAAATACAGTATTATCTGCCATAAAACCTCACTTATGTTAGTCTGCGATAAGTTCGTCCAACGCTTTTACAAACGGAAGGACATCGACTTTTTCAGATTCTAATAATTTTGAAGCTTCTTCTTTAGCTTCAGCAATTTTAGATATTAATGCTACCTTTAACACCGGCCACTCTGGATATGCGTTCCATAATGTATAAGGTAATTCATTAAGTTTTGTAGCCATTTGATGAATTTCTGTGCAAATTTGTGTCAGTTTTGTTGCGTTATTCTTAGCGAGCACCGGCAACATTTTCTCCATTAGCACTTCTAATTTCATCAAGTTGATACGGTTTTCTTTATTACCGTGTTCTATTAATATATCTTTTAAGCGAATCATTAATTTTTCTCCTTGTCGAGATGCGAACGCATCTTTTTTACATCTTTAGGTTTTGGTGCTCCTTTAATGTAACCAACTGGACCCACTAAACTTGATACGCTTGAAGTTGGTCCTGCGGTCCCACTTATATCTTCGTTTTTAGTTTCAATATATTTTTTTAGTAAAGTATAATAATTTGGCTTCTCCTTCAAGTGGGCCGCTGCTATCTTTGCCGTCTTGACGATATTGCCTTTAGTAACGTCTTGATGTTCTAATTCGGTGTTCATACCCAACAAAAACTCGTTGAAGTCAAAGTCATATCCCATCTTATCATAAATACGCTTTGCGTCAACCTTACTAATATAAGTATTCTCATTTACCGTGGGAGTGGTCTTTTTTGTTTCCAATCGGTCAAGGAGTTTTTTCGTACCCCGCATCGAATCACCCATCAATAAATCTACAATCGTCATTTTTTTCATATTATTTTTCTAGCTGTTGAAGTTGAACGGTATATGTGACATTAATCAATCGTCCGTCTGGTTCTGTTATAGTTTTTTCTCGTCTGGTTTCTTGTTGTAGTACACTCATAATTTGGAACTTTGACGACCGAGTAACCACTTCAGATTCTTTTTCGTGAGCGTTTCGTGGAATACCAGCGAGATGCATTGCTCGAAATCCTTTTTTTGGAGGAAGAGCGCGAAGAATAACAGATACTTGTGGGTCACCAATATTTGCAAAATCCATTGCCACTTTAAGTGTTGTGGTAAATCCTGACGGTGGGAGTTCAATGGTACCACCAGAAGTTATCAATTTTATAAATGATTTTGCGTAGTCTATATTTTTATTTGTAAAATAAACGCCACGATATAGTTCTTTTGCTTCAGTTACACGAAGGTTAGCTTGGTCAATTAGCTTATCCATTGTTTCGTAAATTTGCAATCTTTGACTTGTAATTCTGTCAAATACTTTATCGTCAGTCCACATTCGAATATTTGCTAGAACTTGTTGTCTATCTGAACGGGCGGGGTCAACCGGCGTTGTCCATATTATGCCAGTAGCCACATCTACTTCAGAAGGTTCTCCTGTTTTGGGATTGAATGGTTTTTTTAGTTTATATAATTTTCCAGTACGAAAATCTGCAGCGTGAGTTACCTTTCCACTTGGACCAATAAACAATGTACCCCGTAACAAACTACCCGGCAAGTTAGCTCGTTTCAATCCTAATGTTTTAACTTGTAGTCGAATTGCCTTTTCGTTTGGTGTTTCTGCAGGGCCTTGTGTTAACTGATCAATTTGTGTCCAATGTGATTTAGCTTCTTCAACCACTTCAGGTGGACGACTCCATTCTGCACTTAATCCTTGACCCTCCGCATATCGTTCTCGTCGGCGTTCTAAACGTTCTATTGAAGTTTCTTCGTCTGCTCCAGCCCACGGATTAGGAAGAAGCCACGGAAGTAATGGTTCACCCCTTTGAACTTTAACTTTCTTTTGTTGCGATGTGCTTTTTGGTTTTTGTGTTGTACCACCTTTATTTTTTGCAACAGGGACAAGTTTACTACCTTCGGTTTTATGCGTGGTAACTCCTTTTTTGTTTACAATTTTACCCCAACGACCAAACCCCAGATATTTCAAGCCTAATTTTTTAGCTTGTTCTGCTGGGGTAAGAGTTTCAATAAGGTAATCGTTAGTCGTAAACATTACCACTTACGACAAGACCAATACCGAGCTTTTGTTCTTGGACCAGGATTATCGCAATTATGTCGTGCTCTAAAATTCTTACGTCGGCCTGGATTGGACTTTTTAATTCTCATAGATTTGTCACCAAAATTAACTTTTTTAACATTTCCGGTTTTTGGGTCTTTAACATATACCTTAAACTTCTTGACATCACCTTGCATCGGCTTTCCAAGTTTAACTTTACGACCTTGATATTCTGCTTCCATCATTAAATTAGCATGTTCTTTGATGTACTCTGCTAAACATGCTGAACAGAACTCACCTTCGTACAAATCATTTTCGTTAACGGGGACACAATTAGGAACCATTTTACCATTTTTTTCTTTCATCCCAACTTGTTTGTATCCGTCCCAGCACGCTTCTTCTAGTCGTGTTTCGTCAACTGGAAATTGTGCGTTAAACATATCATTGTCTAGATTAGCCATAGTTAATCTTCCTTCTTAAATGTTGATACCATCTTTGGTTTTCCACCGGTATTTTTTGCTTTTCGTTTTCTAGTAACTGCCGATCGTTTTTCACCTTTGGTCATTGCTGCCGCAGAACGAGCCGGTCTACACTTTGGATACTTTGCTGATCCACCTTTTCGTTCTTTCTTACCTGCTGAATCACCACATGGTGGATGTTTTCCGTCTTTATTTTTACGAGAAATGTCTACCCATTTTTGACGAAGCCATTTACCAAGACTACCTTTGGTCTTGTATTTTTCGTCAAGTTGGTCAACAACTTCTTCTAAAATATCAGTAAGACTAATCATTTTTACCCTTCTTCCACCCACCACCCATACTCTTATATTTCTTTGCTGCCCATAAGTTAGCATATGCAGATGGATATACATCAAATTTAGCACGTGCAGCTGCTTTTGCTTTTGACCATTTATCGGGGTCCGTAGGCGTGTTTTTTTCTAGTAAATTAAACACTTCTTCAGCAAGTTGTAAATTTTCGTTTAATATATCACGATAAAAATCTTTGTATTCCATTATTTTAAAAACTTCAACTTGTACACGGTAGATGAAATTAAACCAGAAATTTCATCAACAGTATTGTTGAGTTCCCCGTCTTGTGGTAAAGTTTGACGAATATTGTCTACAAACTTCTGTAATCCCATAAAGTACTTAAGAAAGTTACCATCTTCAATCAATGCCATATTTGTTGCAGAATATCCCGTAATAATTCCATAACGACCTTGTGCCATTTCCGCATACGAATCAATAAGATCAACTATTCCAGAATAATAATCATCTAATGCTTTATGTGCGGCAAATGATGTAGTCTGTAAATGAAATATATGTGCTTGATTACGACTTGCCATCAACGTTGCGATAAACTTTGCAATCTCTTCCATTATTCTTCTCCCTTATAATTCATAAATGCTTTTTCTATTACTTCATCTGGGATATCCATCTCTTCCATATTTTTTAATACTAACTCAATAAATTTTTCCATCATTGCGTCATCAGTTTGATCTTCTGGACCAGCGAACAATGCCGCACGTCCTGCTCCCTTTAAGATACTTTCACCAACAACGTGTGGAATAAATTCAATTAAGACTGCCTTACCAAGTGCGGCCGCACCACCTGCTGCAGCTCCAAGACCCGTAGCAACTACAGCAGTCATAACTACTTTTGTTGCAACAGATTGCATTGCTTTCTTTTCACGTTCATTTGGTCCTTTACCACGGAAGAATCCACGAAGTCCACGACCGGCATCACGAAATACTGCTTTTTCATGTTTTAATTCGTGTTTAATATCTTTCCATGCACCTTTTGCTTTATCACGAACTTTTTCAACTAGAGAACGGCGTTCTGGTGTCTTACCTTTGTGTAGTTCTTCTTCAAAGAATGCTTTGGCTTCTTCTTTTTGCTTCTTACCCCACGATTTAACCGTATCCAACATACGTCGAGTAAATCCTTTTTTCTTTGGTTCTTCTTTTGGAGTTTCTGCAGATTTACCATCACCGGCCGATCCCGTATCTGCTGCTTTAGCACGAATACCAATATCTTCTGCAAATTTATTAGATTTTTGTACTAAAGGTTCAATATCATCATCAATAACACGAACTTGCATTTCAATTTGATCGTTTGGATTAGATGCGTTGTGTGCAACTACTGCCGCCCAACGATGATGTCCGTCTAATACATACCCATCACGACTGACATAGATTGGTGCGGTAATCTTTCCATATGCAGGATGGTTCTTATCTGCTAATACCTTACTCATACCTGCTACCTTCACACCAACCAATTCAGATTGCGTTGCCTTTAATCGGTCAGGTGGAACGGTGGTTGGTTCTGATACCTTGATGCCATCCTTTTCCAACATTTGCTTAAAGAATTCTTCGGTATCTACTTCTCCATCTTTATCTTTAGGAAGTTTATCTGCTGGAGATCCCGCGCGTGGTGTACCTTTAAATTGAGGCATTTCGGCACGAGGAATACCTTTATTATCACCACAGAATAGGTTAGTGCCGGGAATGGCAACTTGACACAAATTAAAGTTTGGTGCTTTTTCTCCCTTTGCTTTAGCTTCTTCGCCCATCTTTGCTAAATCATCAATACGAGTAGCAACTTGCTGGAGTTGTTCTGATGGGACTTTACTTAATGGACGACCTGACAATTTTGCTTTAGGCATTGCTTGTTGTGCTTTGTCTTTAGCTGGGTCTGGTTCTTCTTTAGGTTGTTCTGGTTTAGTTTCACCTGCGGCTGTGTCTTTTTTAGGTTGATTATCTTGTGGTTTTTTCTCACCAGATGGAGCTTCTTTTTCTTTCTCATCATCTTGTTTTACTGGTTCGAGTTTACCATCTGTGGTTTTGTGAGTTACTTTATCGTCCTTACCCCAACGACCGAATCCCATACTTTTTAAACCCATTTTTTTAGCTTGGTCAGCAGCAGATTCTTGCTCTTCGAGAATTTTAATAAATTTCTCGTTTCGTTGTAAAGCTTCTAATAAGCGTTTTTCAAATTTTTTAAAATCAAACGCGTTATTCATTTTATTGTCCTTTGTGTGATTTATATCCCTTGTTCTTCATCCAATGTGCTAATGCCCACGGATTATCAATACCAGGTTCGTCTTTCATTGCTTTAACCGTACCTTCCCATCCCTCTGGTGCTTTTTCGGTTACTGGTGCATCCATACAACCTTCACCCTCACACGGCATATTTTCCATAGGTGTATTATATTCATGATAGTTAGTAGATGCTTGATTAATAAAATTTTGTGCTTGAGAAATGTGGTCTTGAATCCACGCTGGAATATCCTTTTCCCCCGCGCCCATCTTTGCCTTGAGTTCAGTTGCACTACGAATAATATCGTCTAATAATCCTTGTGCCATTGATACTTCGTGATCACCTCCGTGAGTTTCATTTTTAGCACGAAGTTTTGCAAGATCATCACCTTCAATCTTACCATCTTTATCAACATCAAGTTGTTTTTGCTTATCAGTAAGTTCTGCTTCTTCTAATGCAGACCCTTTTAAAGTCACAACTGGTCTTAAATTTACTAATCCCGTTAAACGAATCATAATTACTCTCCACCATCGATGGCGATATTGGTTGCTGTTGCCCACAAATAATCTTCCCACTCGTCGCCAAATTCTTTTTTAAAGTATTTAACTGCGCCGGGATTGTCTAACATCTTTTGTCCAACTTTATCCCTACGTTTAACTTGAGCACTAGTCATTTCCCGTGCACCGTTTCTATTGTAAGGTTGCGGAACCGATTTTTCTTGAACGTTCATAAGACTATGTAATTCAGTTCGAACTAATTCTCTCAATTCATCAGGTTTCATATATGTCTCAAAAACGATGTCATTATATAAATATAAGGAAAAATTGTATTATCTATGGATTTATCCAAGTAACCAAGTAATATCTTCTGTTTGTCGATCCCCGATTTGCATCTGGTATGGGTTCTTTACTTGATTTCCGTTTAGTGCAAAAGGCATAGTTGTATACGCAGTGCGTTCTAACGATAATTTTGTTAATTCAATTCCTTGTTGACGCAATCGTAGTGCCGTATCTCGTACCCACAAACCAATTCCTAATGCAAATATTAAGTCATCATTATATCCTTGCAATGCCTCTGCTCTACCATTTTTCCAAATAAAAGTTTCAAATTCAGTTATAGTTCTTACAGATTGGACTGTGATGGCATTTTCTCGCATATATTCTTCAATTTTAGCGATAATCAACGGACGCGTTCGAGATGAAACAACAAATCCAGGTTTCATATTTCGTTCAGTAACAAATTTTTTGTCAGTAATTTGATGTTCAACATCTACATAATGCATATCTGCTGACATATAGAATAGATTTCGGTATCCTCTGTCAATTACTTGTTGAATTGCCGCCCATCCAATCGATGAATTATCAGGTATTAATAAAGCGTCATTATATTGTGTAGCGATAGACATCATCAAATTACCAAATTCTTTTGTAGATAATTTACCTTTATATTCTGCTACCTGTAAAGATCGTTCTGCGTCAATAACATGAAATGTAGAAAAGTCTTCGCCATCACCACGTGCAACGTCCGCAGCGACGATATACGTCTTTCCTGGAATAGGATACTCCCATACCCATAGGTTGTTATCAAATCCCTGCTTTGATATTGGTTCTTTGATATGTGTTCTTTTATAGAATTCAATTATATCTGGACTGACGACTGTGTTACCTGAAAATATGAAGGATGCATCGTGTTCTTGTGCCGCTTGCATCTCACCTAAAATTTCAGTCTGTCTATCTCTCCATGCCTGATCTCGTTCTGGATGAACTCTCCAATCTAATAATATTGTATTAAATTCATTTGTTTTTGCTTCTGCTTGTTGCCACATCTTGTGGAAGAAGTTACCGACACCATTTGGAGTAGAAATTAATATAGCTTTACCACCAGTTGATAACGTACTGGATGCTGCGGTCCAGATAATTTCCGCGTTATCGATAAACGCACACTCGTCAAGAATAAGAAGAGACAATGCTTCAGAACGACCAGCATCTTTACTACTTGCTACAGCTTTAATTTGCGATCCATTTGCAAATCTCATCGATAACTTATTATCTTCTACCATACTTCCTCGTAACCAAACGGGAAGATTGGCATGCATAAATCTTACCTTTGTTACCAAGTTTTTTGCAGTATCTTGTTTTGTTGCGATAACTAATACGTTTTTATCTTTATGAAATAACATTAACCACAATGCATATCCTGCAACCAATGTAGAAAATCCGAGCTGGCGTCCCTTAAGAACAATATTATATCGATTTTCTTCAAAATCCTGCATCGCGTTTAATTGGTATGTGTATAAATCAAACAACACCCGACCGCGAATCGGGTGTTGAATAAATGAGTATTTCTTTAAAAAGTATTCTGGACTCGCCGCACACTTTTTAAACTCTGCTTTAATAATATCTTTTATATTTGGTTGTGTCATTTTACCGTCCTAGTTGACTCCCTACAACAACTCCAGCCGCAAGTGCCACAACACCGACAACAGTTCTACTTGGCTTTGGTATTAATCCAAAGAAAAACTTATTAGGGTTAGAAGGAGCTTTTGGTAAAGATGATAAAACGGTCTGCAGGCTGTCTCCCCGCATCGTCGATAATGTTAACGCTTGATTTAACGCCAATACTTGAGTTGACTGAGCCTGAATAACTTGTTTTTGGTCATCAACAATTGCTTCCGTAGTTACTACTTGTTCTTTTAAATTTGTAATTACGGTATCTTGTGTGGCAACAACGACTATTAGGTTAGAATCTGCCTTAGCCGCTTCAATTCTGTTTTCAAGTTGAGCAAGTTGTCGAACTTGTGCTACTTTTTGTTGTTCTCTAAACGAAATACTAATAGTTAATTTTTTAATCTTATCATCTTGACGTTTTGCACTATCTACTAGCTGTGTGACTTCACGTTGTAGTGAGTCCGCATATACTGTTGTCTTTTTTGCATTTTCTTGTAGCGTTTTGTATTCTACTAAAAATGAATCCAGTTCAGTTTTACCATTACAATTACCAACAGAAAATGCAACAACTATTAAAATCACGGCGACAGCAATTTGGCTTATTTGTGTTAATTGACCAAACGCTTTACCAAATTTAATTACTTCATTTAATATCTTCATCGGTGAAATCTCCGGCTTCAGCTTTTTCAATACTCTTTTTGAGAATTGTAATATCTTGTTCTAAATCAGAACGTATTTTATTTAAATCAACGTCCCACTTTTCCACCATCAATACTTTCTTTTCGTGGTCATCAAAATGCATAACCTCTGGAGCAGAAAGATTTTCTTTGATGTGTTCTAATCTTTGCAATGTGTCTTTCATTTCTGCTATAAAATTAGCTCGCATTAAGGACTGTTCGTATTCTTCCCATTTACCTTGTTTACGAATTTCCATTTCTTCTTTAATATTACAGTCAAAACAGTGTCCACGAATGCGCCAAAATTTAACATCTAAACGATGATTAAGTGCTTTACTACATTTTGGACACCACCACGGAGTTTTTGCAGCATCTAGTTTTGTAACCTTCTGTTTAATACCATTTTTCATTGTCCATTTTGTACCGTCACGGGCTTCCCAAACATCACCCTCTTGATGTTTTTCTTCTAATTCAGGTCGCCACCCGACAACAATGCGTTCATCGTTTTTTTTCATAACTTCATTTATTTTTCTTCGAACATCATTTATTGCGTCGTGATTCATAACCACCTCATTTCGAGAGTACTAATATACATAGTCTATAAATTTATCTTACTTTTTCTTTTTACTTCTTGCGATTGCTTGACGAACCAATTTTTCTGCTTGTTTACGCATTGGGTCAGTTAGATCATATCCTAATGCGGTTGCAACATAAATTTCACGACCGGTCTTTGGATTTTTTATGCGTTGACGTAACACATCTCGAGCGCTTTGCATTTGCTGTGCATCTGGTTTCTTTGGTGCCGTCTTTTTTGGTGTTGTCTTTTTAGCTACCTTTTTAGCTTTTCTTTTCTTACCACTATCACCATATTGTGCAGTTAATTGACGAGCCTCTTCCGATTCCGTCGTTGTTTTGACAATTTTCTTAAATATTTCAGGATTAAATCTACCATATACTTTTGTAAAGATTTCCTTTTTAGCCCGTTCAGTAATTCTCGGGTCGCCCATTACTTGGCGAAGTTGAGTACCACTAATGTTCTTACCATCTACTGACAATTGAAATTCTGGTGCTACAATAAAGTACCCACGGTCAGCAAACCCTTCTGTTGATTTTCCATCTTCATATGGTCTAAAGTATTTACCTTTTGAACCCAATCGTTCTGCATCCTTCTGACTGACAGCGGTAACGTAAGTTGTGTTCGGTGGTAATTTTTCTAATACTTCCGTTGGAGCATATGGATTTGCTACTTGAACTACGTGATCTTCTGGAACATCAAACATTGTTGTGATAATTTTGTGTTTTTCGTCAAACCCAAACGGAGAACGAACTGGGTCTGTAACATCTGATGAGGCAATATATACGTTGTCCTTACCAAATTTCTTTACCAATGCCTCATAAACACTATAATGTCCAGCGTGAAATGGTTGGAATCGTCCAGCAAAGATAGCTACAGTACGTTTTGGTCCTCGTGCTTGTGTTTTATTTGCTACAGTTGGTTGTGCCGCAGGAGATGCTTTACGTTCTGCTGCCTTTTCTGGTGATTCTGCTGGTTCGACTATTTCGGCTTTTCCAGCAGCAAACTTCAAGGTGCCTAAAATTTGGTTAACTGGGGCAAATGTGCCTGTAAACTTATAAGGTTTACCGTTATAGACGAACACCATACCTTCTGATGGAACGATGTTATCTACCCCTAACGCCTGTAGTCGTTCTACTTGCTGTTGAAGTTTAGCTAATTTGTTCTGGTCATCGGTGTTTTGAAGTTCTCGGATAGTATCTAACACTTCTTTCTTTAATTGAGCAGCTAGTTGTGGATTATTAGAACCCAAGAAGTCCGTGACTCGACGCATTGCATCCGTACCTACTTGCAAGAAGGTACGTTCTAATGGTTGTGCTGCCTTACGTTGGAGACTTGGAACGTGTTCACTTTCAAATTCTTTGACTTTCTTTTTCAGTTCTTTATCTTCAATATCTTTTGGGCCAAACTTCTTGATACCCATTGCCCAACGACCAATTAATCCTTCTCGCTGTTCATCGGTTAAATCCCACCCCATTGCATCAATTTCACGACCCCACCATTCACGCTTGTACTCTTCAACAGTAGAATCGTCATCTAATCTATACTCATTTTGCAATCGCTGAATACGACGAATATACTCTTGCATCTTTTTCTTGTTGCGAGAGGTATCTGTATCACTAAATGTAATGGTTTTTGGACCAGAGATACCGAATGTTTTTTGCTTACTCGCATTTGCCTTCACTAATGCATCGTGTACGGCCTTTGCATCATCTTGTGAACGACCAATCTCTTCCCCCGATTCGTCATATTCAATAGTTCCGTGAAATACCAATACTGATTTATCGTATGGTATAACGTTTTTTGTATCTGGAAAAATGATTTCCACATTCATAAACTTACTACCGTTACCAAAAATAGCGTCACGTTGTTCAGGTGGCATTTTAGCAACTGCATCTCGTAAATCTTCTGCGGCTCCAGTAAAAGCTCGTTCAATATTGCCTCTACCCGCAAACATATTTCGGATACCAGCTACATCTAATGCATTTTGACCACGGTTCTTAACTTGTCCTTTGTTACGAGCAAACCGAATTTCCCCGTCACGAATAGTAAATGCAATATTTTGACCATCTAATTTTTCGGTAACGGGAGCTTCTGCGTCTAATGCCCCCACCAATCCACGATGAATCATTTCTTTTACTTGGGCAAACGTCAACGAGTCATCTTCGTATGGATGTGCCATATGACCAGCGGCACCACCTTCCACAATCATACGAAATACTTCATTAACTTTATCTCTACCGTGATCTTTTTTAGTTAAACGTGCGTTACCGTTATGTGGACCGTTTGGATGATGGACATCGTGATTTTTCATTTTAGTTTTTCCATGTTTTGCGACAGCTTTACGTCTGTCTCTGTTACGAGCAACACGATCATCTTGTGTCTTTTTTAGATATTGACGTACTTTTTCTCTATTTTTTTTATTATATCGACGCATACGGGTTGTACTAGAATCAGCTTCAATTAAATCATCATCATTGCGCTGTTCTACACCAGATTCATCGTCCACATATTTTAATGTAAGTGATTTTTTTAAAGTATCTACAGGATGTTTGTGTTTACCTGTAAATTTAGGAATTGTATAATCTAGTACGTTTTCTTCCATAATATTCTACTAAAAGTTGTTGTGTAGTTATAACAATTTTATGTACATAAAAACTGACTTCCACCACAGTCTACATAATCCACGCATGCTAATACATAGGTTCCAAACGAACAATAATATAAATCTACCCCAAAACAGGCATATGTGTCGTGTTGACACGAAGATGTCGGAGCAGGTGTAGGCGCAGGTGCTTCTGGTGATGGCGTTTCTGGTGATGGAGTTATTGGTGATGGTGTTTCAGGTGATGGCGTTTCTGGTGATGGAGTTATTGGTGATGGCGTTTCTGGTGATGGAGTTATTGGTGATGGCGTTTCTGGTGATGGAGTTATTGGTGAAGGAGTTATTGGCGAAGGAGTTATTGGCGATGGCGTATTTACACAAGAACCTCCACTACAAATTTGATCAGTTAAATCGCAATTTTGTACTGTGTAATTTGCTACCGTAGAACAGTTAGCAAATTGATAAGTGGTACATCCTACTAAATATAAATCTTTACAATAAAGTGAACCTATACACCCAACTGAACATGCTACTGGCGAAGGCGTTACCGGCGAAGGCGTTACCGGCGAAGGCGTTACCGGCGAAGGCGTTACCGGCGAAGGCGTTACCGGCGAAGGCGTTAC